GGATAGGATCGCCGGGGAATAGGTGTGGGGCGTGTTTTACAATGTGTTGATGCAAGAAATTAAGTTCTTCTGGTGTCCAATCATCGCCCTCGTAGTAACTAAATTCACCCTTAGACGGGTCAAAGTACGCACCATTTACCGGACCATGCCCCGTCCACTCACTATTTGAGCTACCTACCCACATTCCATTTGGGCGTTCACGGTCTGGAGTAAAGAAATATCGCTTTCCAAATCGACTTTCATTAAAATCTATACTCGGGATAAACGAATCGGATTCCGTTCCGGCTTCTTCCATATTTATCTGAGTATTTCGACTTTCAAATGGACTTCTAATGGCTCTAGTACGAGCCATAGCTTCATCTGTAGGCTCAAACCTATCTGTTGCACCGGGAGGCGAGGGAATATAAGCTTCAGTTGGCATACCGGGAGTGCGCGGCAATTGTTTTAATTGCGTTGTATCTTCAGTACCGTGAATACCCTCTTCTACCATATCGCTTACAACAGCGGCTTTTTCAGGGTGTTGAGTATAAAATCCTTCTCGGTTGGCCTTGTTTTCAGCTTCGTCCTTGGGCCAAGCCTTTTCTAGAGGTTCTGATTTTACCAATCCAGACTGAACCATTGCCCCCAAAGCTTCTACAAGTTTATTTATAGTCTTTAGGGCGGATGGGTCTACCTGTTTTAATTGTGCTATTGCTGGGGCCTTTTCCTTAAGCTCAACCAAAACCTCTAGTATCTTCTTTTTAGAAGCTGCCGATGTTTTCTGCTGATCTTCATTTTCTTCATCATCCAGTTCAATATTCGGTAAACTAAAAGACGGGGCGTTATTGTTTTCATCATCTGACTTGTAAAGCTCGTCCTCCATCTTGTTGTTAAAATACTCTTCGACATTCGAATCATAAAAAACAATCGAATGAATGGAGTGGGCTTCAGCAAAGACCATTGCCTGATAAGCCTCAAAGATTTTTGGTGCTACGCCAACAGATATGGGGATTATTCGTTCCCACTTATCTAGCTGCTGCTTTACATTGGCTAGCTGCATTGGGTCTTTAATCACCATTCCGAAAACGCCAAATAGGTTGGTAATAACCCTGCCCCTGTCAGAGCTTTCTACCCACTTTGTCATTTCGTGAGCAAATTGAAGAGGGGCGGCTGAGAAGGACTTTACAGCCCCCTCATTGTTTGACATTAAGGTATACTCAAAATCATTTTCGAAATTTATTGTTTTTGCAAAAATATATAGCATGTTAGTCCCTTAATGACAAAACAAAAGTATCGCTTGGATGAAATTTTTTACTTAAATCTTCATCTGGCTTCACTAAAGATTGGGCTTTGGTAAAATCAAGCTTCAGCCCGGCTAGGGCATAAAGCGACAATATTCCACAGTGGATAGAGTGCTTTTCCGGGTCGGTTTTTTTACATTTGGTGGCGGCGACCGTATGGAATGCTGCACCCTCTAATAACTTTTGCCTCAAAAAACCGCTATATACCACATCTTCAGTTTCTTTGTTTGATACACTCCCGTTCTTGCCAGAAACCTTAGCAAAAAGACGATCTAAGACATCTCTGTCATCAGTCGTGGTTATTTTCCTTCCTCTCCAAAGCATTTTAGTCCTTTAATAGATCGATAAGCGATTCTAGTGTTTCTTGCGATAATGGCCTATCAAAAGTCAGCGTAAATCCGTCTGGATTTGTCGTTGTCTTAACGTGCTTGGACATTTCCTTTAGGCAGTCGCAGCCGGTGAATTGTTTTTCTTTAAATCTCTTCTTTTTGCATAACTGGCAAGTCTTTTCCGACTCGTCCTTAGTTACTTTGAGCTTTTGCGACTCCTCATTTTTTTGAGTTATCTTTTGAGCCACTTCTTCTGAACGCCCCTGCCCACCAGTAACGTTTGGGATATTAACTGGGGTGCCTTCTGGATTGTAGGCAATCTGACGGCTGGGGCTAACCGGGGCGGCTGGGGGGCGGGCCTCATTAGGCTTTGCCGGTGGGCCGGGACGACCTGCCGTAGCTGATTTATGCAAGTTTATTGTCTGTGTTTTGATTAGTAGATCTATTGCTGACCCAAAATCCGTCAAATCCTTCTTCTTTAGCGAGGGGTTTATCTCTGGCAGGTCTACGTCTAGTGACGAGCCTATAGATGCCGCAACATGATAATATGAAGCGTTTTCAAATACAGCCAAATGATTGTCTATAGTGATTGCTCCCTCTAAACCACTTTCATTTTTGTGGAGAGAAATGTAAGACCCGTTAATCCCCGGTATCTCTCCGTCATATCCCTTTTCCGATACGCTATAAACCCAGCCGAGAATAGAGCGGGGAACAAGAACTGGTAATAGTACCGGATCGGCCTTGTTAACGGCTTGGAAGCCAACATCGCCCAGAACAGTTTTTAAGAAAGATTTCCACTTCATACGTTACTTCGCCCCAAACAAGCCCGTACCGGGAGATACGGCAGTAGACTGCTCCTGTGGTTCATTTTCTGTTGGCTGATTCTTATTGAAGAACTTCTCTCTTACAATAGATATTTGATACGGGCCTCTCCTGTAGGTCAGGCTGCCATCTAGATTAGCTACAGCGATTATTCGGATCTCGTGAAGAAGTCTTGATACATAGTAGAAAGGAACGTACAAGTATCTAATAGAATAAACAACGCCTTTGTTTATCGAAACATCGAAGCCGGGGCGATCATCTGTTAGCCAAGAAATGCCGCCGTTTACAACGCTAAAGTGGGCGTCTTTCTCGTATCTCTTTCCTTTGCTATCTATTAAAAACTCTACATCAACTACAGGGAAGGTGAGCTTATCGAATCCCGTTATTGAACATTCAACTTCTTCGCTAAATGTACTTAAAACAACATTGTCCTTGATATATAGCTTATCGTAAGTATTTATGTAGATTTGCTTACCGTTGTTATCGTAATGTTGTGGAATGGTAACGATAGCGGTAGAACCGTCTAGAATACCCAAGTCAGTTAACTGAAGTTGGGCGGCATTCGATGTAAACGGAGCCTTAAACTCCCCAGCAAGTTCATAGATGAATCCGTTAGAGCATTCATTGTGCTCTGAGTGCGGCGACCTGATAGACATTTTCTCTATCTTGCCAATTGGGCAAGGAATTGCCTTATAATGCAAGAATACAGGTCCGCTGTCCTTGATAAAGGATTGCAGGGCCGCGTCATCTAATGTTATTTTCTCGTATGGAAGAGAAAGTGGAATTCCGGGTTTAGCCATTTAATTGTTCCGCCAATCTTCTGGTTACTTGTTCGAAAACTGGAATAAGGTGTGAAAATACGTCTATTTGCTCATCTGCCTTCGATAGCTCAAAATACACCAAGTCCTCGGCATTCTTCTTTGCTATATGCTTTGCAATAGCAATGTGCGGGGCGGCACCTAGCATTTTTGTTTCCTTCTCCCCCTTTAACATGATTATGTTAAAACCGCCCTTGGTAGAGATGTGAAAAACATCTCCGCTCTTGGTCTTGCCTATCTTTTTGGGGTCGCCTCTTAACTGCTCTCTAGAAATCTTCATAAAATAACACCAGACCAGAACTTATTCAAAAACTCGTGTACCGGACCACTATAGTCCCTTACCCTTTGTAGCCTGTCCATTACGGGCTGTGGATTTATTCCGTATTTATTTAATAGATTGATAATCACTCCTTCGGGCAAGTTTTGCACCCAGACTTTTAAGCCTTCCTGCCCCGATAATGAGGGTTTTGGCATTCTTTGGTATCTTTCTTGTGGAGTTAATACTGAAAACTCGTTAGAAGTCACCCCCCTCAAATAGACGGGAATAAATGAGCGACTATCTGTTGTTGGAGAGAAGCTGGGGCCAGCAAATGCCGACCCGGCGTCAATTAGCTTAAATTCTCCAGTATGTTTATTTACGAGAACGTTCCCTGCATGACGATCTGTCTGTCCTAAAAGGTAGTCTAGGAAAGCTATTCTGTGCAGTACCCCGTTGCTTACATATGGCTGAAAAATGGAATCTGGAGTGCGCTCTCTGCGTACATGATTTAGATTATCGAAGTCATCTGCAAAGAACTGAAGCATAGCTACTTCTTCACCAGAAACTTCTAACAGGTATGACTGAGGGACGAAGTTTGAAAGACCTATTTTTGACGCTATTGCGTTAAACGCGACTTCGCGCCTCGATCCAGATGCATTTTCTTCAGAAACGCCACGAGCCTTTGATATCCCGCCGCGACCCGGCTTTAGTAGCCATACGATATGGTTGATTTCATCCAAAAACAAAGAAGTCCCGGCAGTATGCTTGCCCTTGAGCTTAATTGGCTTTATAGAATTCTTTTGAAGGGCTCTCTGAGCCAATGCTGCACCAGCCTTGTCGAGATCTGTGAATGGTTCTATAACAATACGACCATCGTTCTTTGTTAAATCCGTTTCTCCAGAAACAATTGCTTCAAAATTTTGGTTTTGATTTATGTCCTCAAGAACATCATCGAGCAATTCCCCTTTGCGAACATTTAGCCAAGGAAGTGTTTTTGATATCCATTCCAAAATTTGATGCTCGTCACCGCGCATGTGCTCGCTGCGGCCTGTGGCATGATTGTAAATCTCTATTTTCATGGATTCTCACCGAAAGAATAGTGTGGCACCGGAGTTTCGTGCCAATCGAATTGTCCAAAATTATTCACATCTAGACTAGCCATTTCATCCAAGTGCTTAACTCTAGCCATGAAATTATTTTCAATGTGCTTCCTGACGTTTGGATCTTTGATCTGCTGTAGGCGTGCCTGCATTGTCTGGACAACTTTTTTGGATACCGTAGGCCACCAATTGTTAATTGTATTTTCCCACTCTGTAGATGGGTTTTTGCCATACAAAACCTGATACATTGCTGGAGCTTTTTCTATATAATGCGATATAGAATCTACCTTCTTGTCCATTGGTAGTGAAGCAACATGGTGACGTGGAAAACCCTTGGTTTCGTGAGTATTTGCATACTGGAAACTACGAGAATGGTCGATTGCTAATGGAGTCCCGTCCTCTCTAAACATCAGATTGCCGTAATGCCTGTCTAGATTATTGCTCAAAAAATCCATAACGGCTATTTTTTGAAGATCTTCCTTTTTAGGAGTTACAGTCTGCTTTCTAAACGCTTTGTAATACTGAGCGGGACCAGTTGGAGTTGTGCGCCAGTCACCTCTCCACTCAAGGTTTGGATCTTTATATTCCGGCATGTTAAAAAGATCATCTACATGAATGTCTTTGTGAACTGGTTCGCTATTTAAATCAAATTTGCCTCTAAGTACATCACTAAGGCTCCAAAGATTTGGCTCCATATGGATTACGAGGGCTGGCTCATTTGTGCCGCCCCGTCGTTGATTCTGGCGAGTAGCTAAACTTCTGGAGCTTGTAGCATCTGTAGAGTCATTCCTTTGCATATTATGCTCAGAAACATGAACCTTTTGATGTAAGTGCCCGATATCAGCGGAGTGGTATAGGGATTGGTTGGTCATTTCTGCCCAGCCCTGAATTGGAAACTGCTGCCAATTTTTAACGCGCTTGATAACTCTTTCATGGTATGGTTTAACCATGAATTTCGTGCCAGTTGGATGCGTAAAAATATTCTTTTGCGAAATGCCAACGCCTTCGCCGCGAACTCTCTTGCTTTTGAAGTTGCCGGGGCTTGCCTGAATATCATTTCTATAGGCATGTACTTCGCTATGAATACTAGGTGGGTGAGCAGACAAGTCTGGTTTGTGGTCAACGTATTTGTCGCCAAGCGGAGTTGATAGTTTGAGAATTTCGTGGAATCCCTTTGGATCTTGAGCCTTGCTCAAGTCCTCTTTTTTCATTAACTCTGCCTTAATGGTGTATTCGTAATCACCCCAAGCATCATCAAACGGTCCTTTTTCTTCGCCAATTTTAACTGGCTCGTACCCCTCCCACTCGGGGTGTTTTTGCATTAATTTAGTATGCGTCCCATGGGCCATTGAACTGTGCGAACTGCCGACAACTCTCTTTAATCCATGAAATCTGCGACCGTGGGCAATTAACGCCTCATACGCTGCGGTTCCAAGCCCCTTGCCTGTATGGTCTTTGTCTACGGACGCAGAAATTATCTCACCTTCGCCACGGTCCAATCCCATGCCTACTCTTCCGATTTCAGAGTTGGTTTTTTTATGGTATATATACGCGCCCAGAGAGGATGCTTGATCGCCTAGCTGGGCTCCACGCGAGCCCTGAAACTGAGCCACAACTAGATCATATTCTGACTGTAAATGCTCCGGTAGGGCCTTTGTATAAGAGAAATCTCCGTTGGGGAGTCTTTCCCCATGAGCAATATCTCTTACCGCCATTTTTTGAAGTGGTTCCATCTTATCCTCTCAATTTTATCTTATTGGCGACTTCTTGTATATGCCTAAAAGCCATTTTCATCTTGAGGTTAAACCTCGGATCTTTGTGACCGTGCAGTTTGTGGAACGACTGTCTTTCGCCGGGGGAATTGAGGTAGTTAAAAACATACGCCATTGCTTCTTCTTTGGCCTGTTCTGGAGTTTTTACATTAACTCCGACTCTAGATGATAGGAATATAGATAGCGCATCTCTGCCTTCTTTTGGCATTGTGTCCCATATCTTGTTTAAAATGTCGTTTTTAACTTCCGGCCCGTATTTTCTAGAAACCATCCTTAAAGTTTGATGAAAATCCTCGTGCTCCTTTGTGGCTATAACCGTTTTAGGATCTTTACCTGCGGTTGTTTGAGGAGGGGTTGCAGAAACATAGGAAACCGCAATATTGGGGTTTCTAGAAGAAGCGCCGAATTTCTGTTTCATTGCGGACTGCTTAACCTTGGGAGGGACTTTCTGCCCTAGCTCTCTTTCTACCCCAGCAACTAGAAGTTTCTTTTTATTCTCTAGGGCTTGTCCACCAACGATCGGAGTTTCTCTTCTATTTTCTACCCCCAATTTCTGAAAGCCCTTAAAGTGGGTGGTTTTCTTGAGAACGCACATCTCCTTTAGCTTTTCTTTGTTTTCGCTATTTACTTCAAGACCGTGGGCCATAAGAGCTATAGAAACGAGGTCGCCCTCGTGTTGCTTGACAGCATCTAAAACCTCATCGTCGGAAGGAATATACCCATCTGCCAAGACCTGTGCGGCCTCAAACTCCGGGGAGTATTTTTCAGCATATTCCCCAATAGAATAATAGATGTTAATAGCGTCATCTACCGAAACGCTAAACTCTTCTTCCGTCTTATGTAGAACCGGCCCCTTAAGCCATTTAGGGTCTATCTTGGTAGACAATGAGTGCAAAAAATGCATTGCCTTACCCATGTTTTCCAGATACGAAACATGAGTAACGTTTGTTGGCCTATCTTCCGGCGTTTCAAGCTCCTGCTGAGAAATGTGTCCCTTAGCGTAATGAAACTTCTTCTGAACAGATGGGTCTGTTAGATATGAATGGATTGCGTTTAAGCGCGATTCATGCCAAAAGCGGGGGTCTGTTTTCTGTGTTTGTCCAAAGTCTTCAACAACGTGCTTAAATTGTTGAGGAATTGCGTTGTACATATTTACAGCCAGATTGTGTCTAGCCTTAAACCCGTACTTTTTCTCAACTTTATCAAAAATCTCAGAAAACATTAATCTTCTCCACCAAGCTCGCCGCCATATAGGTGGCCTCCGCGTTGAGTCTCATTGAATAGATCGTGTTTTTCATTGAATTTTACGGTTCCATTCAAAGAATAAGACATAACGTCCTCTGGTTTAAGCACTAGCTGCTCTAGTGGGTTTAGGATGAGCCATTCTCTTTCAGTAATGTGCGTATGAGAAAACCCCGGTCCAAGCCCCAAAACCTCGCATAACAAAATCCTGCTTATTGGGATTTTTTGAGAAAACACAACCCCAGACATATGCTGCCTAGATCCATCGGCCCTTCTCATATCTCTTCTGTTGGCGAAGGGCGCTGAAGCACCAAAACTGTGAGCGTAACTAGAGAACGGAAGTTCAGACACCGTAACCAAGTTACCCTCTATATCTTTGTGATCAAGTAGATCTCCGGTTTGACTTATATGTCCCATACTCTGCAAAAGCTGGTACGCAAAATCTCCAGAAACACCTCGGTTTAATATAAAAACAAGCTCTCCGTTAGCATCTCGCTGTATTCTTTTTTCGTTAAAATCTGGCCAATGTTTCTTATAAGACTCGGTTTCAATAAACTTCCTTAAAACCTCTTGAGAAACCTTTGTCAAGAATCTCATATATTCCCCATCAAACCTTTGATCTGTAGATGGCTGAACTTTGTTTCTATGAGCAAACGACACTGGAGCATCGTTTGTCATAAACGCACTTTTGACCTTAGCGAAGTGAGAAGGCTTAACTTTTTGGGTATAAGCTTGATAAAACCCGTCCCAGATAAGCCTAATCTGCTTGACACCGTACCTCATTTTGTTTGCGCGAGGTAAATCACTTTTCTCTACTTCGGAAAGCCAATTACCATAAGTTGAAGCAAGAGGAATTATTAGGTTATAGTCGCTGGCTTTGTCGGGGTCCAAATAATCAAACTTCAGAAGGTTTGGATCGATCTTGGATTTCAAATTTGTGTTACTAGCGTCCTGTAAGAACTCACTAAAATCGTGTAATCCAAAAAGGTGCAGATTCTTGAGAATGATAGATGGATGTAGTTGTTTAATTTCACCAATGGTTTTAATAGACGAAATGAGCCCCTCTTGAAACTTAAGGTAATCCTTTATGATATTCTTTGTTTCTTCTGATTCTAAATCTTCAAAGTCTTTTGAAGACAAATCGTTAAAAATACCGAATGGTATCTTGGTTTTCTTAGAAATCTCAATAAGGGCTTTCTGCATTTCATCTAAATAAGCATTAAAATGCCCTTTCTGTTTATTGAAAATTTCAATAAAGGCGCTCTTAATGGCAGTTCTTCTGGCTTTCTTTAATGGGTCAATTTCTCCGCCCCCATCAAACAGACCGGCAAACTGATGGTTTAATTGATCTATAAGCGTTTTAGGAGAATTGTAGTAAATTTCATCGGCATACGTTTGAAAATGACCATCGCTTTCAAACATGCGACGGATAAGAGTACCGGCTGCGTCCTCAAACGATCTTATATTTAACTCAAGAGCTTTGTCATCCGTAAAGAAAGTATTCAAGAATTTGCCAGCGAACCTCAAAAACGCGCTGTGGTATTTTGATGAATCAGTAGAGAAATCAGTCATAAATGAACTCATGTCATGCCTGCTCTCTCTAAAAAGAGTGTCAAACGCCTTGTCTACTTTTTCAGCCGGGGCATCGGCATATACAGAACTAATCAGCCCAGACAGGAAACTGTTGTAGTATCTATATACGCGATTTTTTATAAATCTTTCTACATCTAAATTGCTAAAGTTTATTTCACCGTTTTCATCTAAGAGAGAGGATAGTACCTCCCCTACCTTTGCTTTATTTTCTTCCCCGTCTGAGCAAAAGCTTTCAATCTGAAGAGAATCAAAGTTTTCAAACATTGAGGCTGCAACAAGCCTTCTGACATCCGGCTGTTTTGGTAGCGAATCAAATGAAGATTCTGGGCGAAGATATTTTTTAACAAAAAGGCGAGACAATACATTGTGGATATTTTTTGGATTTACTATCAAAGTATCCTTATTTTCAATGTAGTGTTCATGGCTTTCTCCAACTACATCTATAGCCATCTTATTTATTGCGTAATCAAGGAAATCGTAAGAAAAAACGCTACTTTCTTTCTTGTTATAAACCTCTTTATTCATTATTGAAAGCAGGTTGTTTAGCCCAGCCAAAGATGAAGCCGACCACCCCTCAGACGGGAAGAATTTAGTTTCATCTACAAGGCTTTTTAATTGCGGAAGATATGGCTCAAAAATGTGATATGGGAGAGTCGAAACTTCGTAGTCATCTTCTGTCCTTAATACATTCTTCAAAAAATCGACGCCAGCGAATCTAGTCCCCAATTTTACAAACTCTTCCTTCGAGCCCAACTCGGGCCTCGTGCGGCGGGAGCCGCCCGGAACGCTAAAAAGCCTATGGAATGGGAAGTCTGTAAAATCGAGGCCACTGAATGCGGCGCGTAAATTGTTGAAAATTACATCGTTTGATACCAATTCTGGAGTTTTCTCTAGCTGATCATAAATTCGCTTTACTAGAGCTAACGAAGCTTCATTGACTCTAAACTCCTTTCTATTGGTATACGAAAGTGCTTCGGGAACTTCAATTGCCTTTGGGGGATTAGCCCTAAATATCCTTGTGAGATCCTCAAACGAAACAGAATCATTTTCATCGTTTATATTTATTTCGCTGTGGAATTGAGCGTTCCAATCCGAAACCGTAATCTTGGATTCGGGGAATTTATTCATTAATTCAATCAAGAATCTTTTTGATATATTACCGGCACCACCAACAGAAATTTCCTTTGGGGGTGTTTCCATAGCCTCCGAAACATAGCCTATGCTTCTTAACTGCTCCTCGACAGTGGGGAAGGCTGAAGTATAATTTTCAAAAATTGGCTCAAAAAACTTCGCGCCTAGGGCCGGGAATATAACGTTCTTCTTTACGAACTGTTGATGAGAAGAAACATCATTTGCGCTAATTCTCCAAATAACGTTTTTATTCTTCTTAGATAGCAAGAATTTTACCACACTTGCCTTAGCGTTATCGCTAAATACAGCTAGCTGACTAGGAATCCTCATTACTGGAGTCTTTTGGAATAAAAACAAATCTGGAGCGGTGCTTTTTTCTGCGTTTAAGACGATATCGTCAGAATAAGCTTGTCCATATGAAGACATTGTTGCCGCCGATATATATTTCTGTATTTGAGAATCTGGCGGGCCAAGATTGTCGTGTTCAAGGTATTTTTGAACAAGTGCGTCGTAGTATTTTGCTGACAAAACTGGATTTCCGGCAAACGGTTTGTTTTGGTGTGGGGCGCGATCTGGTGTGTAGAAATTATTTGCTGCGGCGTCTTTTATGATTCCATCCAGCATTCTGCCCATGAACCCTTCGAGAAACTTGTCTACGGGCTCCTTAAACTGTTTCATTGCTGGTTCACTTAGCGACTTATAAAAATCAGACAAAGCCAGTGAAATAGAGGATCTGTGATGTATTTCATCAAAGGCCTGAAGCGCCTTATTGACAAGCGGATGGCCATGAGCCTCACTATCGAAGTTCTTTAGCGTTGCGGATGTTTCTAGTATTCGAACTATCGCAGACAATATTTCGCTTGGAAATGCATCTTGCGGGACTTCTACTTCTGTAGCCTTTTTAACTAGGAAATCTATGTGTTGGCGAGGAAGAGTCGCTATTTTTCTTTGCTCAAGTACGTCTATGTAGTCCAACATATTGGCCCCAACAGACCCCGGCGAAAATTCAAACATCGGATTATGGAAAAGCTGGTCTGGTGGCATGGACAGAATTCTTTGATAGACGCGAGATCCAACATCGGGCATTCCTCGATGTTCAAGTTCTCCGTATACGTTATTATCTCCCTTCAAGAAAACAGAGGGGTTTGCTTCCGCCATTTTGACTAGGGTGTTTTCAGTGTTACTCTTATTTTCTTCAACCGTCATCGGCTTTGTTTCAGCGTTTTTGTTAGTTATGAATCTGACAGTTGAAGGTATGTGACTGAAGTACACAAGCCTTCTAAGTTGATCTTTGCCTAAGTGATTTATAGATGTATCAAACAGATCGAAAGCTTGTTTTCTTTCTAGCGGATAGGTTTTGTAACCGTAATAACCATGATCGCCCGCAATTCCAATAGTGCGACTTAGTGCTTCAAAAACAGAATTGCTGCCCACCTCTGGACTATTCATTAAATCTATAAACGCTGGCTTATTTTGATCGTGAAGTCTGCTCAATAAAAACCCGTTAACGTATATGCCATCCGACAAAGACCCAGAGTTGTAGTTTGGATCTAAGAAATGATCTGTAATGACCTTATCATCAAGAGGGCCGATGACGTATTGGACCGGGCCCCTCTCCGTCAATGCACCGACCGCTCTAACGAGATTAAATATCGGCATAATCCCCGTTTGTATGAGTGCGTTCGCATCAACAATGTGTTGTTCGTCATCGACAGGGTTCTGTGAAGAGAATTTCTCAATAATCAATCTGCGTGGGGAAGCGTAAAATTCACCGACTTCATTATCTGTAAACAGAGATCTTAGCTCTTTTTTCTTGCTAAGTATGTTTTGGAACTTATCGCCATCAATATTTTGCAAAACATACAACGTCTTTTGAAGACTTGTTGAGTCTTCATTAACATCAAAATTTGAAGCCTGTTTTATGTCTTCCTCTGCCTGCGGGTTGTCTTTAAGGAAGTCGTCGATCTGATTATCGTAGCTAGTGTATTCGTAATAATCTTTGTCTAGTTCTTTAGTAAAGAACATATGTTCAAAAACTTCTGGCCAATCTACATTTAAACTTTTGGCATATCTATTTAATCCACCTACGTTCTTGTGGAAGATAGATGCAGCCAAAAAAGATGGGTGCGAACTTTTGTTTACGAAGTCAATTACCGCATTCCTATTTTGAGAATTGAAAAATAGCTTTTTGGGAGCTATTTCTTTTTCCACTAAATTGTGTAGCGGGGAATTCTTATCTGCCGCCTCAAAAAAATCGGCTAGATTGTACGAGTATTGCTGAAAAGCTTCTTTATCGTACACGGGGTCATAAGTGGACTCCAAGTCCTTATCTTTCACCTTTAACTTAAAATCTACTATTTTTTCAAAAGAATCCAGTGTCTTTGGTTTTAGAAAAAGCTCGTGGTGACTAACCGAATTGTCAAGAAAATCGTGTAGAAATTTAGAGCTTTTAGGGTGGAGGTGGAAGTCTGAAAAATCGTAATCTATGTTTTTATAACGAGTCCTGTGGCTATCAAGCATCCCAGAAGGTGAGTTGCTTCCGTTTTCTGTTACGCTATCAACATTGGAATTCTGCCCAAGTCTGATTAACAGCCTTTTATTACTGTCCTTGAATTTTTCCAACTTCTTAGCAAGGACCGAGGGCTTGGGGATGGACGTTAAGATTTCGTCATAAACCGGGGGTTGTTCGATGGGGGCAGGTTCACCTTCCGTAGAGCCGAATAGCGTCTTTAGTGACTGAGTTTGTACATCATCCTCTGTGGGCACAGACTGAGGTAGAAATTCCGCTGGCTCGGCTGGTGGGGTTTGCTTGTTATCTGGCATAGGTTAATCACCGTAAATCCATTTAGACATTAGCTCATTTTCAGGGATATGAAGCACCTTATGCTTTGAACCACCGGAAATGGTGCCGTGGCCCTGTTGAGCCATTTTAAAGATTGCCGCTACCTCCCGCTCAGTGGCCTTGTTCCCGTCTATGAACCATTCGTTATCGGTATTAACCAACGTTCGTTTTTCCCCATTTTCCGCTATGTAAATGTATATAATTGGCTTCATGGTATCCTTTCAATATGAATAAACTGAGACTTATTTAGATACTTTATCATCTCTGATGCGGTTTCGAAACCTTTTTTTCTCAGGCTTGAATACTTATCTATTAAAATATGGCGCAGGGCATCTTCATCTGGTGCAGCGATTGTTTCTGGCGCTTCGTGATTAGTTAAATGGGTAACTCTAATTTTTATCATAAATAGTTGTGTAGAAAATGCTGTTTTTGGTCTATTGTACCATCTCTTAACTTTTTGTATAGAGATTCGATACCCCTTAGTCTAACATCAAAGCTACCAGAGAATTGCTTTCTCTGAACAGGATCTTGTAATGCGCTTAGGTGATTATAGAAGGCGGCAGATATTTGAGCTTTATTCTTAACGATAGGTTCTAGGGCGCTTTCCCATGCTTCGTAATCTTTTTTATCTGGATTTATTGGACCGGAACCATACAATATATTGGCGAATGGGGTATGGTAGACGTATTCAGACAGTTTTTCTGCGTATGAATCATAGTCTAGGCTGTAGCCGTGGTCAATGGATAAGAGGTCGTGCTTACGGCCACTTTTATCTTTTTTGATCATTAGGTTCTCACCGTGCCTATCGTGGTTCGCCAATAGATAATCCATCAAAACCAACTGACGCGCCTGATTTTTAACGTAATCACTCTTGCTTAAGTGCTCTATTGTCTTGTGGGCGTGAATTGGTTGAGAGAAGTCTCTTTGTTTGCTGTCTCTATATTCCATGAATAGAGATGCGTTAGGATCCAATTTGATAACGCAAGCAGGAACCTTCTTTTGTGGATCGTTTAGGGTGGGTATATGAGAAACATGAGATTGTTGCATTAAATGCCCAAGACCAGCGGCGTGGTAAACGCCTTGGCAAGCTGATTCAACAAACGCATCTTCTCCAGATTTCACAAGATATTTATGATTATCTATGTTGAAAACCATTTTCTCGGCTCCACCAAGCTCGTAATCCTCTTTCTTGTCGAACGGATCGGCGTTTAAGCTGTTCCAGACAGGTGGTGTGTGTTCAGGCTTGTTTACATGCTGTTCGAAGTGTTGTTTATTTTCTTTGTGTGGCGTTTCTGGAATTAACGAATGATCTACCTTTGAAATAGAAGAACCCGATGCTTTACGGGCCGCGTCGCTACCAACAATCCCTTGCATTTCATACTCTTTTAAAGCCTTTGAGAGATTGTTTTCGATCTTGAGTGTTAGTCTGTACTTACCCCACTTTTCATCATATGCGTCATCTGGTGTCGCAGCCCATGACTCTTCATCTGGATAATAAAAAGAGTCCTTTCCAACATTCTTTTCTGGCTCATATCCTGTTTCGTAATCTCTTTTGATTGAATCATGGGCGCGGCGAGCCATAGATGAATGCACTCCACCAATTGCGTCTATAACGTTATGGTGGTTATGGGCGTGGGCTAGTAGAACCTCATAAAGCTTCTTTCCAAATCCCCTGCCTCGGTGGGGGGCACTTATTGTTGCGTTTTCTATAAAAAGCTTATTACCAGTATTTAACTTTGAAATAGCGCCACCAACCCAGCCAACCGGAGTCCTGCTTACTGGGTGCTGAAGGTTTGCTACGATTTCAATATCATCCGAGCCGGGTAGCCTTGCCTCATTTATTTTAACGGAGTATCCACCGTTAAGGTGCGCGGGCTCAAGCATATGGTTGTAGTCAAAATCAGTGACGTGAGAACCCTTTACGGTTTTTGCTCCCACTTTCCACTTTTTAAACGATTCCGACTTCTGCATCTTTGCGGCCCAAGGCTTTGACTCTGACACCTTTGAATATTTGTTGACGTATTCATCATTATCAACAATAGCTGGCGTGGCTTTTCTGTATGCCCCGAGGCCATGAGTCCAAGCAAATGAAGCATTCTTTACAGAACCAGTTACTTGCTTCAATCTGTTCCAGTGTGTTCCTGCAACTAGATTGTAGAAGTCGGGGTTCTTTTTAAACTCCTCAAGAAACTTATCCTTATCCTTTAGATGTGGATAAATGTCGGTTAAGTGCTTTGCCTTTGTAAATTCATCAAATGCCGTAGAGGGCTTAAACCCAAGAGGTCCGTAGGCAGTTTCAAATTCTCCTCCAGAATGTGCCGCATGATTCATTCTCTTCCCGTAAGAGCTTTCGAGGAAGGCGATACCGTGCATATCTGGATGCAAAGTTTTAGGATTAAATGGAGCTACTGGCTTTTGTTGTTGAGTTACTGGTGCAGTAGCTCTGTCAAAAGCATCTTTTAGCTTGGGTGTCATTTGAGACACAGCTAACGCAGTTCCCACTACAAGCGGGGCCATTATCCCCTTTTTTAGTTCATCGTTATTTAATTCACTCTTAAATGTTGGCCCATGACCGAGTTGATTTGGACGGACTTGCGCTGGTTCAAGTCCGGTCGGCTCCGGTTGCGGCGACTGGATTTGTGTTTCCTGATCTAATTCTGGAAATGCCGCTACCATATGTTGAAACGTTGTTGGTTTATGTGGTTTATACATGATTTGGCGACCAGAAGATGAACGTCTAACTTCTATGGCTGGTAGTTTTACCAATTTAAATCCCTGTGATGCCAAATCGCGCAACCCCTGTTCACCGAACCAGTCTACAGCGTGTTCTGGTCTTTCAAAGCCAAACTTAAACTGCCTATCATATTTGCTCTGACCAAGAAAAATATCCTCCTCTCTATCTGGAGAGCCCGAAAACGCGATCCAGTCTTCATCATCTAAATCCTTGTTTGGGGGTGGATTAACCGTATCTAACGCAGATGAATAGGGATTGAGTCTTTTGTCGTTTTTTAAATGACTAATATCCCAATCAACGCGCTTCCCGCTAGGGCCGCGCGTTGTATATGGCCCTCTTCCATCTCTATTTCTAACGGCCCAAACATATGTTGGTTTGGACTCGTTTCTGTAAATAAGAGCCATTTTTTCTAATGACTCTTCTTTCGTTAGTTCGGTATGAGAATTAAAGTAGGTTTCCGCTGTCTTTATGAACCCCAAGATATCCTCTGGTTTCATAGAGTAATTCTTTGGGTTGTTAACTAAATGATCTTTCGCAACCTCTTTAGCTCTTTTGGGATCTAGGCCGTGTTCCTTTTGCTCTGTCTGTACCCCAATTTTTAAATCCTTGGGGTTAAACCTTGAATCAGGCTGGTTGTCGCCCTCTCCTCCCGGCATTAGTTCGCGCTCTGTAGAATTGCTTGGCTTTGCCATACATTATAACCACCCAATTTTAAATTTTAGCCCGTAGATCTCCTTGATTCTTTCAATCAAAAACGCTCTCTTTTCAGTAAGCTGCTTAATTCTTGGATCAAAAAGCTGTGGACCGGGAGTTGACTGAGATTGACTTATTCCATCCACTGACATTGAGTAAGAGCCGGAACGATACGTTGCCGCTAGGGATGACAGAATGTCTATCGCGGCGGTTATTCCAACAATTTCATTTATAACTCTTGGGAATCTGCCGTCTGGATAGCCGCAAGTATAAACAACGTTAACGACCGATGGAACCCAAAATGGACCGCCAACGAATAGTGACAAATATCCTGCACCCGATGCTGCTGGCATAGAGGCTGGAACAGCGTTTGTTGCCACAGATGGGAGAATTGGGATAAGATTTATCTGTCCTTGGTGTCCTTGCCCAAGTTCAATCCATGAATTATTGATTACAAGCAAGTCCGCACCGTTTGCAGCCTGAAATGAGAAGTTCTCAACAGATGTTACAGGTCTTTGCTTTACGCGAACATGGGCGTTTGAACGCCAAAAGTTCATATCGTATGGGTGCTTTTCTTTGTATTGAACCGGGAATAAAGTTAGTCCTGTTTCTAGCTCAACTACGGAAACCGCTCTTGAGATATAGCTCTTTAAATCTTCTTCTGTAAGCTCCTCTCTCTTGCCAGTAACCGGGTGCGGAAAATAAGAAACTAGTGGGATACCAAGTAAGAAGTTGGTCTTGAGATTGGCTGGGGTCAAAAGGGGCTCGACGCGGAGCCATTGTTGAGCGTCCTGTGCGCCGACCGGATAGATAGAGCCTACAGATGGTCTTGAATTTGAATAATCTGCCATAAATATTAAACGTAAGCTGAGTTAAAGGGTTGAACTAGAACGCAGTCTTTGACGAGTCCTCTTGTTACCGTCGCTCCCTCTGTTAGAACCAGTTGTAGCGATAATGTGCCCTTAACATGATCTGTTGCGGCAATCGTAAACGCCCAAATTGATGTGTCGGAGGCGAATGGATTTGTGGCAGTTTTTGTCACAGTATTTGCTGTATTTACATTCTTGAATGTAACGCTAAGTGTCGCTCCAGACGCCGGGATATATCTGCTTACGTTGCTATTAAAATCCTTGAGTCTTAAGTAAACAGTTACGGCATCACCTTCCGTAAATGACGTTGATGTAGATTCCGTAAAGTTGTTTACGCTCGCTACATTATTTAGTATGGTTGCGCCTAATAACATTATAAGCCTCCGAGAAGATAGATTTGTTTAAAATTAACATCGAAAACGTCACTAGCAGAATCGTCCAGAAGTAAGGATTGAGTTTCCAGTTATTTTGATAAACCAAAGAGCTACACAGCCCTATGTTTAAAAAAGACAACAATACACTAACGTTATCTGACAGCAGAAATTCTTTTATCATTGGGTTGCTCCCTCTTTAGGAATAGGGCCTTTATTTTGGTTGTTTTTATGATCTTAATGGTTTTTGTGATATCGTCTATCACGAAATCATCCATTAATGGATGGATGTAAAAGGCTACACCATTCTCAATATCTAATCTCTCTGGGGTGCTGTAATCTAGAAAAATAACAGCATCAACGCGCGGTAGAGATTGCCCACCCCTTTCTACGGAGGCGGCTCCAATGAGTCGATTATCGTCTGAATACACTGGCACCGGACTATCTACGATAACCTTACTTTTTTCGCGATGTCCGTTTGCAAGGGGGTTATTGTTGTCTAGGAGAAGAACCTCCCCGTACAGCTTTATAACGTCAGCCCGGTCTGTGACCACCGTTTCCGTAACCTCAACCTGCGGGGCAGGTTTTTTGGTTCTTTTGAATGGGTTCCATTTCATGCTAGGGCCTCCTTTTGAGTAGCTTCTACGTTCCAGTCAATATAGTCTAAATACTTATACAACTCATACAGAAAAATGCACTTTCTATGCAAGGATTCATCTGTATCCGCATCCTGTATAAAGTCTTTATTGAAGTAACTTTCATCTATCTCTAAAAAAAACAAAAGAGAGTCCTGTTCAAACCCTCTTAGTGCAGCATCGTAAGATAGTGTTAATACTTTTTTGTTAAATTCTCTCTTACTGATCTTGTTGCAGCCGAGATCAGATGTTATCTGTTCAAAAATCTCAAAAAAGTGCTTCTGTACGTCTGACATATCCTATAGATTGAGATTTTTTATTCTTCTTCTCGTGACTTAGAAACCTCCTCCCATTTATAGGCTGACTTTTTACTTGAGGATTCTTTGGTCCCTGAATCAATAAGATCTTTGATTATCCTGCTTACGGTTCCGTTTGTAAGCGATGGTTCCTCGCTCTTTTCCTTGGGTTCATTCTTGGCTCTGGCAAGTAAAGCATATCCCTCAATATCCATAAATGGATTTTCGCCAAAAGCATCCTTTTTGGTCGCTATTCTAAACATTTTGTCCACAATGCGAACTAGGGCCAAGAAATCCCCATAGTTTTCTGGTTTAACTCCATTTGGGTACAAAATCTTGAAAATTTGCTCCGACTTGCCAAAAGAATCTCCGTATGCTTCCTGTTTCTTTGATACCAATTCGCCCAATTCCTGTGCCAATTTAACATAATCCATCATAAATCTTCTCCCTTTTCAATAAAGTATCTTTGTTGTTTCCATCCAAAAGAATTTGCCCACCAGCCAGAAGCGGGGGTCTGTTGGTGTTCGAATGGAGACATATGCCAATCTGTCTTCAGTCTTTGATATAGCTCTAAATCTTTATCAAGATCGGTTTTTGTCCCATCGTGGTTTAAGTAACTTACTCTTGCACACCTTGCGGCTGAAATTTTCTTTAAATGGCTGGGGTGGACATCTGACCTGACAAGATCGGATATGGTAATGAACGGCAAGTGCCAATCGCCGTACTCTATTTTATTTGGCGTTGAATTGGCCAGAGCTTCTTTCATTTTTGTCGCCAATTCCAGCATTTCGGGCTGGGGCTGGTCCCCTGCGGTTCTTTGTTTAAAGAAGTTATCTAGCTGAGATGGGTGGTGTGTGGTAGTCATTACGACGTGAGCCCACATCCAAGGCTCTAATAGCCTGTTTAACGTCTGTTTGTGTAGTGGAACGGACTCCGAGAGGGATCTAACCGTTGCGACGGCATAATCGCGCGCCTGCAACCAAGATCTTAGACAAGCCTCTTGTTCTTCTGGAGAAAGAACTTCCTTTGCTGACATTCCCGGTTGATTCTTTCCCCATTTTACTGGAATTGCTGGGTCAAAAGTGACTTGATCCAGCATCTTTTTAACAGGAATAGCTCTAGAGCTAGCGGCATTACGGCTAAATTGCCTATGGGTGTTGAATTCAGGTAAAATAAACCTATGAAACTTGAGTACATAGGTGGTGATTCTGTCTCCAGTTGGAGATACCGAGTCTGCAATAATTTCAGCTTTGATCATATAATCTGTTTAAACCTTCTAAGCAATCTGCAAGTGGGCCATTTAAGTCTCTATATCCCTCAATCCCCTTCAATTCTTCATTATTTTTTTTGAAAAAGGCTAGTCTGGCAAGAAAAAAGCCTTTTTCTAGGGAAGAGACACTTCTGCCGCCGTCGTCTATCAATTTTTCAATCAAAAACGCTACGCTACAAAGCCTGTTATAGATATCAGAGCTAAACTCAAACACGAGCGGCGTTTCTATTGTATCGGCGGTTTTAAAAAAATACTCATCAGTTGGATTCCATAAATGCGCGATTATCCCCGCCTGTATTAGTTCTTTCATTTGAATTTGAAGTGAGCGCCGTTTTCTCTAACTGTCGCATCCGTCACTCTGATGAATATGACTTTTTCCTGAAACTCTTCAATGGTAGCGCATCCACTGTAGCTCATAGCAGATCTTAAGCCGCCAGTCAATGACTCAACAATAGATGCGGCAGGTACGTTGTTCTCTGAAATATCGAAGGTAGCGCCCTCTGCGATTGAGTTAGAAACCTTACCACGATGGTCAAGTTGAGCACTTTCGCTAGCCATTCCTCTAAACATTTTCTTGCCAAGCGGCGGGGTTTCTTTGGTTCCAGCAAAAAGACCGCCGACCATAATTGCAGATGCTCCCAACCCAATGGCTTTTGCCATATCGGCTGGCTGTCGAATTCCTCCGTCTGCTATAATAAAAGTTCTTTCGCCCTTTTCCTTGAGTGCCGTAGCAACATTCGCAACTGCACTGGCTTGAGGAACCCCAACGCCAGCGACGACTCTTGTTTCACAGGCGCTACCCGGCCCAATTCCTACCTTTAAACCTATAATGTTGCCACCTTCGTTTACTGGATAGGAGAAATATTTGCGTCGCTTAGACGGGTAAAGCCTTTTAAATAACTCTGGAGAAGGGGAGGCAATATTCCCGACAATAAAGAAGATTTGTGGGCATCGAGAGTGGTAGAAATCCAATAAGTCCAAAACCGCCGTATTATTGGCGTGCGCTATATCTAAACAAAAAATATTTGCGCCCGTTTCATCGTAAATTGATAAAGCGTCTAGCTTTTTATTTGGATCGACCCCGACAGATGGAATCGCAACACACCCGCGCTTTGTTGCGCCGTTTACCCATTCAATCTGCTTTTCTATTGGAGCGAATCTGTGCAGAAATCCGATACCACCAGCTTGCCACATGGCAATCGCCATATCTTGCTCGCAAATGGTGTCCATGTTTGCTGCAATAACTGGCTTAGAAAGCTTTATTGGGGGCTCTTTTTCTGTTTCTCCGAATTCTACCGTAGTGTCTATATCAGACCTTGAGGCTATTCTTGAGAATTGTGGATAAATAAGTAAATCATCGTAGGTGAAAAACTGCTTGTCAAGAATTTTCATGTAGCCCATTATAGACTCACGACAGTCCTCAAGACAAGAAAAAACCGCCGCGAGATAACTCGCGGCGGCTCTTAATCAATTATTTAGTTATTGATTAGAATGCGCCAGTTAGGTTGTCTACTAGCACGTTCTTACGAGGAGCGTATACGGCTAGGGTTAGGAACCTAAAGTGACCTTCTGGCTGGGTTAGGTCAGTTACGGCTAGCTTGATTCTTGAGTAAGGGGCTAGTTCGTGGATACCCATTGATTCCATATCTACTAGATATGCGGGCTGCGCGCCGGGTAGGCGGTTGTTGCGGTCAACGAAACGAGTAGTTCCGCTTACTGCTGCCTTTACGCGACCAACCAGTTTAGCAGTTGCTACTGCGCCACCTGCTCCTGTTCTGAATACGTTGAAGTAACGAGCAGAACCAGTTCCGGCAGTAATATCTAGGTTAACTAGGTTTCCGCCAGCGGAGATTGTTACCTGTAGTGCTGCGGAAGGTAGTGACTCACCAAGTTCGTTTTCACCAGTTACAACGTAGTTGTAAACCTGACCGTTTAGGAATGTGGTTGAGCTTGCTACCTGACCGTTTAGCGCAACTGAAGGAGCGCCGGGTGAGTTAACGCGAGCACGCTTCCACTTGGTCTGACCAGATAGGAAACGGCTTGGCTCTAGTGTTACTACACCACCTGAAACGGCCTGTCTACGAATATCGACACCCGTTACTGGCTCTTGTGCAGTTGATCCAAGATTGAAACGCTCCTTTGAAGCGTATGCATTCTTGCTGTAGTTCGATAGAACTAGTGGATCAGTAAACATTCTGTCAGCCTTGGAGAAGTTCATTACACCACGAATCCAAGCATCTTCGATTGTTGACTGAACAAGCGTACCACCACCAGATAGGATTACTGATAATCCAGAACCATATGCTTCGAACATTAAGTCCTGTGTATCTAGTGAATAGTCTGACTGACGTACTTGAACGTCAAGACCTACTATGTTAGGTAGTTGAGGGATTGCTTCTGGAGCACCATCAAATACGCCTGCGTTAGAGAAGTCAGCCTTTCCTCTGAAAAGGTCGAATTCAACGTCACCGGCAATCTTCATCGCCGCTGCCATAGCTACTCTCTCTTCGGCTGATACGCCGTCGAAAGTTTCAGCCATTGTTGCAGCTAGTGTAGGCCGGGTCATTAGCGAGTAATAAGCCATCGGAACTGCTGCACGGATGATGTCAGGAGTTTCCTCTTGACCAATCAAACCTTCACCCATAGCGGTTCCACCGAATGTACCGTATGACAATAGACGGTTAAACTGGAAGAGTTGCCCCTTAGCCTTCTCAACCTTTACTTCCTTTTGTAACTTGATGTCTTTCTCACCAAATGTTACAACATGCATGATCTTCGAAAGATCTTCTTTCTGTACCGCACTACCCTGATTCAACTGGGTAGGTGCCATGTTATAAGAACCTAATTCGAATGCTTTCTTAAGTTCTTCTATTTTTGTTAAAATATCGTTCATAATAATTCTCCTAGTTTACTTCAAAAGGTGTGCGATTTCCTCAAATTTTACAGTATTGTTTGGGGTAAAGTAACGCACGATTAACGCTCTGTCAGACTTCATTAGGGCTTGGTCTTTTGCCTTCTGCAAAAGCTTTGACTCTACTTGATCCTTGGTTAGTTTATCTTGTGCTACTTCACTCTTAGACAATTGAGAAATTTCTGTAATTGCCTTCGGGCGAGGCTGAGAAGCTAGTTTTGTTACCATATCTAGCACTTCCGTTAAACTCTTTGAAAGTTCCTCGATTTTTGCCTCTGCCTTGCTTAATTCTTCGGACTTCATTGCTGGAGCCGACTGTGGAGGCGCAGATTGCTGCGGAGCGGCCTCTGGAGGAGGTGTTTGCTCTGGCGCAGCCTGCTCTGGAGCCTGTTCAGCCCCCTGACCACCACCCATTCTTTCCATTAGAACAGCCTTTAGTGCTTCGTAGTGAAGTTTTAGACCTTCATCATCTAGCGACTCATAAGCTGCCTTAATATCTTCTGGGCTGTGTGCTCCTTCTGGCCCGCCTTCCGCTCCACCGGCAGCAGGATCTTGCATTGCATCTGGTGCGCCAGCGTCGGCTGGAGGTGCAGATTGTGCAGGATCGGCTGACGCCGGGGATGCATCTGATGGACCGGCTGGTGCCGCAGAAGATGCCTCTGGTGATTCCGCTTGTGCTTCTTCTGGTGCTGGCCCTGCCTTAGTCATAATACTTGGTGTCCCCTTTCCTGATTTAGAAGGCTGTCCTTGTTTAATCGTATTTGCTCTTTCGCCATCGCCCTGTTCTAATTTAACTTCGGCTTGTGGTTCAGTTCCATTTCCGCCTTCTTTTGACGTTGGAACTTTCTTTCCTTCTGACTTTGCAAGGTCAAAAGCTGGCTTCAAAAATGCAGTCTTAACTTCATTAACGAGAGCGTCTATTTCGTCATCTGAGTAGTATGTTTTCATACAAATCTCCCTCTTCGTTAATTAAATTACTTACCTGCGTAAACCCCAAACATTAAGCTGCTATCGAGAGTTAGAACTAGTTTTGCTGGGTCGATTGAACTTACTGTAGGAGCAGAACCTGCTGTTTCTAGATATAGTTCAACACGAGCGCCAGTTAGTACAGCACCCTGTAGTACGATTGCTGAGTTAACTGCGTTTAACCATGACATTTGAGCGCCAGCAACGATTGAAGGCGTTGTAGCGGTTAGGTTTTCCTGTGCGATCTGAACAACGTGTGGCCCATATGACTGAGCGGCCTGACCAGTTGAGTCAGTTCCAATCGCAGCTAATTCTACGATTCTAATAAATACGTTTTGTTCGGTTGTAGCTGCTGTACCATCGTTAACGGTGATAACTGGATTACCACTGTTATCGAATGTTTCGGTTACTACTAAAGTGGAAGCAAGTCTACGACGTAGGTGTTCCGCTAGTTTTCTCTGTAGTACAAGAGGAGTCTTTTTTTGTAATGACATATTTCGTTATCTCCTAAAAAAATCTTAAAAGAAAAGTAATTTTTTCTTTAAAGTAAAGTTTACAGCTATATAGGTGACTAACAAAAAATGTGTAACAATCTTTAACCTAACATGATTAAATGCTCTGATTGTGAACTTCTATTACCAGAAAGCAATTTCCATAAATCCTCAAATTCCCGTGGCAGGAGCTTCTACTGTAAGGAGTGCCGTAAGAAACAAAGAGAGCTTAGAAATAACTTTCTTCTACGGAATAAGTGCAAAAACTGTGGAATAAGGGAGGGGCAGGGAGAACACTGGTGCAAGAAGTGTCTTATGGGAGTTGGTATCAAAAAATGCAAAAAATGCCACGAGCCGCTATTGCTCATGGCATTCTATGGTAGAAAGGGGGTATGTAAACAGTGCCTTAAGTTAAAGGATTGTCTATCTTAAGCATTCCCTTCTTATCGTCGTTTGAAACTTTCTCAACAACCGGGGACCAGCTTGCTGGTGGACTTTCGTTAAGAAGAGTTACAATTACGGTGGGCTCCTCGCCAGACCTAAAGTTTCGTACCTTTTCGTACTGGACTTCTGTTCCTAGCTGTTCCTTGGCTTTCTTTAATGCAGCCTCGGCATGTTCTGGAGTATATCCAATACCAACGGATGCGGACAGTTGAAAATCTCTGACCTTTTCCTTAGATAGTCTTGCTTTAAGTTCTTGAGAATATTTTTCTGCGGTTGCCTTGTCGTTAAAGAACAGGCGATTTTCGTCACCGCCAACTCTGAAGTTCTTGCCCTTTAACATTCTAGAGATTTCACTAGATATCTTGAAAAAGATCTTTATTGCATCATCTCCTACCAAGTGTCCATACCTGTTGTTTATTTCAGAAAAACTGTTCAAATCTACAGAAACATGGAATCCATGATATTTGTGTCTAGATAGAAAATCGTTATAGGCAGCCCTATTCCCGACCCAAGGGCAGAGTGTGTCCGTAAAAAGATGCTTTGCAATCTTTTTTGCGGCAGTCTTATCGGCCTTCTTTAAGTCGGATAGTGCCTCCTTTAAAGACCTATCCATTGCGTAAATTTGTTCTAAGTTTTTCATATGTTGTGAATGGTTAGTTCGCCACCCTGAACTCTTTTAATTAAAAGATCTTTCTCGTGAGGTAGAAGTTGTTTCCCGTTTACGACCCAGTTACTATCAAAAACGTGAACCTTGATTGGTTCTTCATTTGTTTTTTCGTCGTAAAGCAAAAACTCGTGCTTTGGCTGCGCCATTATATCAAGATCGTCTATCATATCATCGTGTTCGCCGCTATTTATTTGTTCCTCAGACAAAAGACGAAGATACGGTGATGTCCTAATTGAGTCCAAAAACTTAAAGTGAAGATCTGTCATCTCGCCTTCTGGCAATGAGTCCTCAAAAATACCCAAGTGGTCTTCTAGGATCTTAAATTCTCCTCCGTCACAAGAAAATCTTGCTAAAAGCCTATCATGGACAGATCCGGTTTTTCTATCGTAAACCTTAAAAACTCCTTTATATATTTGCTTCTTCATTTGGCTTCACCGGATTAACAAAAGAGAAATGGGACATTAATATACTATTAAGATCCAGCTTGGTTTTGAATAGACAGCTTTGCATACTTAGAAGTCTTTTTGACGACTCTGTAGCAAATTCCTCTGGAACCCCAAGCGACTCTAAATATTCTTTCAGCTTGAATGCGTCTAACGATCCAAGCCAGTCTATCGTTTCTTGCTTTAACAAAATTTCAGATAGCTTGCGACCAATCAGGTGGGCGTAGTCCAAAATGTACGCTGGGATTATTTCATCTCTGAAATTGAATATAAATGAATTGTCGATAAGGGCGACTTGTTCGCCGTTAACCATGTAGTTCAGCTTGGTTCTGTCACAATTCCCCATAATGACATCCATTATTGCCATTTTCTCGAGAATTCCAGAATTACCAGCCTGCTTTACGGTCCTTACTCCAGTAGCGTCTGGACGACTTGAGAAGAAATGAGAGCCGTCAAATTTTTCTATAACTGACATTAGTTTCTCAGTCTTCGTATTTTTTACGAGTGCCGTAACTGGAACGGAGCGCCCGAGTCCAAAAAACTCTTCAGATGCGAGATAGAAAATTACCTCTCTTTGTGCGGTAGATAGATTCTTTACATCATCGTGTACTGATTCTATTTCTGGTTTTGCAAAGACGTGCTTTGACATACCATTCAAATACCAGCCAGCACCGTCATCCCCGTGCGTAGAAGTCTTTGTTACGATTTTGTTATTTAGGTCTAGGTGATATAGCAGAAGTGTCTGAGCGGGGAGTCTATTTAAATCCTTAACGTCTTCCGGCAAATTGGGTTTGCTAGAAAGCTTCGGGTGAGTAATTATTGCCCAATGTGAACCTAGTGTGGCAGTAGATAACTTATTGATTATTGCCGCCTCTTGACCACCGGACTTAAATGACTGAACGTGCGCGTGCTTTTCATCAAGATGAAGGATTGGCAGCGAAGACCCCGCGAATGGACCGGCAAGAATCATTGCTTCGCCCGGTCTGACCATATTACCCTTATATTCAACCTCTTTCTTGGAAAGAACTATTTCTTCCGCCATTTCCGAGAATTTGTCGATAAAGGAGTCATGTACATCCCTTAGTTCGTGCTTAAGGTGTTCTTTGATTGGAGTCATTCTATTCCAATCTCTCATGGCAGCCATAAGCCTATACTTAAGCTCGTTTTTCTTTCTCTTTTTCTCTTGGTGTTCTGGCGTAGTTTCGGAGGCCAATGCCGCCATTCCAGTCCTTGCGGATGGGGCAACATCGCCACCGCCAAGCTCAAAGGCTTTTTTCAAATCGGATACTGCGCCAAATAGATCGTCGGTTGTAGAGCTAAATACTAGCGGGAACGATTCCGTTTCAAATGTACCAATTTGTTCAATCTTTGAAAGCTCTTTGTCTTTCTTAAAATGCTTTGGAGGAACGTTTGTTCTCTCAACCAAAGAAGACGCGGCAGCCTGATTACATGGCTTAATAGTAATAGCTACGCGGCGGGCAATCGTGGGTCTTAAAATGTGCCCATCTCTATCTACCGTAGATCCTTCAATGCTATAACGCGCTACGACGGGTAGCTTTCTCTTGTGATAGTGCCAGATTGTAGCCGCAAGCTCTTGAGCGTTGTGATGCCCATCTGAATCAAATAATTCTACGGCTCCATATATGAACGGTAGCTTAACTTCATTCCAGAACGCCAGTTCGCGCTCACTAGTGCAATCATCTTCTGAGAATATTTTTTTCGCAAAAATAACGCGCCCAACAATGACCGCCCATTGACCAGCATCTTCCGCCTTCGCTTCCTTGAACTGCTTATCTTCTGGATTGATGTGCTCGGTATTTGCCACACCAGATCCGTCATTAAGACTTGTTATGTCCATCTCCTTAATGTCAATCATTTCTCCAGATGTATCAATAGCTTCTGACGCAAAAACCCCGTCAATAACGGTGCCGTGGCTTGGAAATTTGAGAACTTCTTCTATTTTGGGGTGCAATTCCTTCATTTTGAATTACCCTCTTTGTTTTTTAAGCTCAGAGTGTTTCTCTGAAATCCAAACAAGTCTTCCCGTTTCGCTAAATCCGTATCCCGGCAATACCAGAGTCGGAGTATGTCTGCAATTCGGGTGAGCGGAGTGAATGCTTGGAACATTATCGTGTTTATGGTTAAAAAACGATGTTTTTAGCTCAGAAACCTTCCATACTCGGGGCACTCCCGCATCTGTGAAATATAGCTTCTTGCAAATAGAACACGTTACGTTGTCGTTTGGCCCCGCAAAATATATTACGGGGTCTTCGATGCCCTTTATGGTGCTTATATTGAAAATGCCATTTAGGGCACCGAGATTCTTGACTGACTGGGTTTGCGTACTGATTATTGTTTCAAGATTACGGGATGCCTTGGCGAAGTCGTTTGTTAGAGTTTCCTTAACGTTCTTACTAGATTCCACGTTATTTAGGATTTCGTTGGTTGTTTTTGTTTTAAACCCATCCAAGTAATTCATCGTGGCGTCTACCAAGACCTGAAATGAGTTAAGGTCTGGATAAAAAGATCCCTCTTCCTTCGCGGAATTTAAATACAGCCTCTTTAAAGACAAGTCTCCGTCAGACAACTTCTTCTTGATTGAATCAACTAGGGAAGAAATCTTTTCGGAGATTGCATTCTTTATTTTTCTAGAAACTTTAAACATTTAATCCTTGATCAAGTCATCTAATCCTTTTTCGAATTCTTCTAAAATTGACTCCACTATTCTTTCTTGCTGCGCCCTAACAGAAGATTTGAATGCTTCACTTTTTGACAAAGTATTTATAAGCTGGTCAATACCCGTCTGGAGCTTCTGGGCATCTGGGTCGCCCTGCGGTTGCTGTTGCTGGGGAGCGCCCTGTTGCTGCTGTTGTTGTCCCTCTTGCCCCTGCTGCGGCTGCCCTTGAGCTTGTTGAGCCGCTGCCTGCTGCGCCATTTGCTGCTGTTGTTGTGCCATCTCCTGCTGCTGAATCATGGAAATATGCTGGAAGTAGAAGTTGTCTCTAACATAATCCCATCTCTTATCCTTGGATGCCCCCTCTTTCTTAAAGAAGTGCTCCAGTATTTCTCCCATTGTTAGACACTGAAAGATTACCGCTTGATATACTGGATTCAATGGAAAATCGCCGCCAAGGTGGGCTGGGATTTCTTCCTTTTCGACACTTCTTAGTGTGTCGTTCATTGTGCCCCATAGCTTTTGTTCCGCCTCAATTCTAGAGGCTTCCTTCTCTGGGGTTTCGGCGTCTAAGCCGTAAAACTTGAATTTAAAGTACCTTGAAAGTTCTGGATTAAACAATGGAATAAGCTTCAAGTTAATGAATGTTTCCATTGTCGAGAGTAGTGGTCTAATGCCAACATCTCTTGCCGCCTGTAGCTTATACTCGTTGTTGCTTTCTGACAACGACTGATTGTTTGTGCCCTTGCTTAAGTGGTTATATCCCGGCAATTCGTCGGGAGACATATTGAACGCGGCGAGGATGATTCTAATATTTGAGTCGAACAAATACTGGAATTCCATATCACGACCCTGACCGTCAATGGACTGCCAAGATACCTTGTCGTTGGTTCCTACGCTAATTACCGGCACTCTCCAAGAGTTTTGGACTCCATTAATAGATGCCTGAAACTGTTGTTTTAGCTGCTCTAACGTAGAGTCGTTAACCGATTCGGATTGGATAACAAGCATTCCTCTGGTTGCTCTACCAGACTGGAAGTACAGCTTGTTGTGCTGAGTAATATTGACGTGAGTTATGATAGCATTGATAACTGTGTCTATTGGTGTAATGGGATAATGGTTTGTTTCAAAGTCTGTTGTAGGGTAGAAATTGAAGTTAACCATTTCGTCATCCGTGAAGGCGTGACGGGGCGTTCCATTAATTACCTGAATAAACGCATACTCATCGTTAGCGTACTTTTGCGGATCTATAACAGTTTCTTTCTTTATTTCCTGCAAAAGCTTAAACGCTTGCTCTCTTAGTACCTTTGCACTCGTGCTTGTTGAGTTTTTTCTAGCAAAATAAATGGTGCTTGGGTCTACTGCTCTAAACCCACAGAACTTGCCGCCAGAATCTTTAATTAGTTCTGTGGTGATTCTGCCGAATCTAACAGCGTTAGCTGCCGATACATACAAAAATTCTGAGAAGGTTTGTTTTTGTCTATCATCTAACCCCTCTAGATTCCCGCATGATGCGAGAAGCTTAGAAACTCGTATAGATTCCTTGATTAGCTCTGCCTTCTTTTCGAACGGCAATTTGTCAAAGTTACTATTTTTCTCCGGGTCAAGACGATATCCCATAGACTTTCTATCTGGTAACATTGTACCAAACGAAGAAATGTGGTTTGCGCGACCTCTTACGATCGCTGCAATAAGATCGTCAATATATGACGTTCTTTTTATGATGGTGTCGGGCAATAAAGGAGTGTTGTTTTTGTCTATGTATAGACTATGATACCTACTTTCCTGCGGATCTTCAGAAAAGGCTATGGCTTGCGCCTTCTGCTTGCCTCTTAGCGAGGCAATTAAAGACTTAGCCAATGGATTTTCCGTAAACCACCCATCGTTCTGTTCTGATTTTTCTAATTTTTCCTGATCCAAATTAGAATCTACGAAAAATACTTTACCTTTATTGCTCATATAGTTATTCTACACTACTTAGAATTATTGTGCAACCTTTGGTTGGGTTGTTGTTTACAATCTCAAGCTTCCAAAACAAACCCCAGCTATCAAACCACGCCACAGGGGCATCAGATAGTGTTGTTCTAGGAATTAATTCAAGTGTGTTTTCTGTTGAGTTGTTAAATCTTAAAACTACGTTTGAGTCAGCTTCGATTCTAACCCATCTCTTTGCGTTTGAGAAAATAGTAAGTCCTGTAAGTCCAGTTACGATAGCAGATTCTAGGGGGAGTGGGTTTGTGGATACAAACTCAATCCAGTTCCAAGAAAGAGCGGAAACCGTGTAATATCCTAGAGTTACTGGACTGAAACCGCTTGAGATAGAAATGCTGTCACCGACCTCTACTGGTGAGTTTGAAAATATAACTACTTGTGTGCTTGCAGTAACCGCAACTGCCTCGGATACTCCATTAAATGTTTCACCCGGCAGTCTTGTGGCAGAGAAAGACGTAGAAGAGTTTTTCGTAGTAATAACCCAGTACCCAACATTGGATTCGCTAAACGGAGAAGCAGCGTCACCAGTAGATGTAGCCGGGATAAATACAACATCTCCTACCTGAGCAGTTGAAATGTTTACGCTTGAAGAAAATAGCATTGTGGCGTTATTGTTAACGGTTAGTGTCACAGTTACGCCGTTAAAATCAATGCTCCTTTTGGTTCTGAATCCAGAAAATGTACCATTTCCGTTCCAAGTCAATCTGTAGGTAGAGGTTTTAACCGGATTTAGTTGCAGATTGAAGTCGGTTGATGCATTTGTGGTTATAGCTCTAGTCCCTGAGAAGGCAACTACGCTACTTCCATTGGGGACATATAATTCTTGAGGCCCAGACGGCTTCTCGACCTCGATGTTATAACTAGATCTCTTCCAATTACCAAATTGCTTGGAAGGATTATTTGTTAAAACAGAATCATCGTAAACTACATACCCTGCGGTATGTGTGAATATTTTTTTCATTTTAGTACCCCGTTAAATCTCCTCTAAAGATTGATTCTTAAATAATAAACTTGAAACCGGGACCACCCTTTAACTGAGGCATCTCCTCTACTTCGTCCCGAGTAAGCTCCTTGATTTTATCCTTTACAAATGTCTGTAACATCGTCGGCTTTCTCTGGGTTTCTTGTTCCTTAGCTATCTTTACGAACCTAGACTTGCCTATTTGTAGGTTTTGACACAAATATCTGAGAGCATCGACGCTATCGTCATCCACCTTATCTGGTTCATCCAGTAAGTTGCCTGCCTTATCTAGTTTCCAGTGGTACAGAGATATTTCTTTTGTTAAGAAATCTACGCCCGGATCATCCTTGAGGAACCAGATGGTAGGATTTTTGTCTTGCATTGAATAAAGTCTTTCAGATACGGCGGTGATGCCTTCTAGAACGTCCTTCCTGAAGTCAATCATCTTAAATCCCGCCAGTCTAAATGATCTAATGTCAGCCGGATATGCGTTATCTGGGAAAACTGTTGGACTTAGATATCCTATGCGTTTCTTTGTTATGTCTATCTTATCTGGAAGCAATAGTTCGCCGCCCACGATTACGTCTATAACGTACAAAATATGCCCAAGCATAGCGGCTGTAACAACAACGTAATTGTGAGAAAAACCCCAGTCTATCCCGCTATAGAATTCTGCATCTAAATCCTTGAATAGTTTAATCAAATCGGCCTTTGAGAAATTCTTGTCGAAATCATCTCCGGTCGCCAGTTTCGCCATTTCTGCGGCTGTTATAACGTGCTTTTCCTTATCAAAATGCGGGAACACAAGACCGGCGGTAGAGGGCTTCCAGCACAAATATTGTGCCTTGGCGTGCTCCAGAGACACCTTTCTAATATTTGATTGGGTGTGGTCAATTCTCTTAAGCATCGGGCTTTGGGAGGTTTGCTTCGTTGCAAGACGCCCCTTGCAGGCGGCGAACATTTTGCAGTTAGATAGGCAGCCAGCATACCCATCGTAACTCTCGTATCCCTGCTTTTCCTTGTCGGAGAGCGTTTCGTACTCTTCTCTTGATAAAGCCTTTAGGTATTCCTCATTTACAAATATTTCAATTTTCGGTTCTTCTGGGAGGTGACGCTGCGGTGGACAAGACTCTGTAATATCTATGAGATTCCAGTGTCTAATGTTCAGTCTAGTATCTTCAGTAGAGGCTCTATCAATTTCTTTTTGCACCAGACCGTATGAATACTTTCTGGTGCTCGTCATAAACGTAATTGGATACTTTCTATCTACCGTTGACGTAGGAATACTCTTAGCTTCCATGAAGGCGGCTGGATCGACTAGATCTAGCTCATCCATGCAGTTATGGATTACAACGTCTTCGCAAACAAAGTTGTGCGTTTCTTCTATTTCTACGTCATAAACCCAATCGGTGTTCTCTGTCTTTGTTACGGATTCTATTTTGCATTTATCAAAAACGCTGAATAGCTCAAATCCCGGCTTCAATTCTCTTGCCGGAATCCAAAAGCCTTTAACGCTGCTGGTTTTGGGCGGGACACAATAAAATTGATGATCTTTGGTGCAGGCTATCGTAGAAAATGTTTTCTTCTCCGACCCCCAAGAAGTCATTGAGAATTTAACCTTTATAACGTCTGTAGCTTTTCTTCTAAAGACCTTTTTGATCTCCCTGAATTCAAATTTTTCAAGCTCTGGGTGCCACGACAGTATCTTGAATTTCTTTGTGGGCTCAACCTTGAATTCCCCAACAAGAGATGCTTTTCCGCCAATTGAGTCGGCTATAACATCTTCTATCGGAACGGGGCCTAAATTCTCGAGAATTACCCTGCTGTCGCCGGTTACACACATAAACGGAGCGTGGAGGCCGTTACACGCTTCGACCGTGGCAACAGTTAAGAATATTTCGTTTTTGCTTTCCGAGAACGTCTTTTTTGTCTCTGGGTCGAGGGACTCCCACTGTACCGGGGATATAACGACGTTTGGATCTTTATCGCTTATATACTTGGAAAACTTCAATCCTCTTCTATTGGTAGAAGTAACGAATTCCTTTAAAATAGGTCTTGATAGGAATTTTCTAACGTAATCAAGACAATATTTGGCCTGCGGTTCAATGGCGGCTAAGTGAACCACATCTCTTCCCAAGTGGATAATGCACAAAATTTCTATAATGGAAGCAGAAACAGTCTTGCCGCTTTCGCGGGCAGCATAGGCTAGAATCTCTTGAAAATCCGGGTCAAGACCAAGACGAGCCTTTTGGTATATCTCCCAAACTAAATCCATTGGAGATGAGTTTGAGGGAGGGTGGTGTCTTTCATCGTCGCAGACGATTGTATTGGGGAGATCCATTCCTAAATATATCTTAATCCACCTATGCAAGTCCTCTTTGGAATCGCATGGGACAAAGAGGGCGGATCTTAAAATCTGTTCCTGAATTGGGGTCATTTCTTCTCACCGTCTATTATTTTGCCCTCGTCAAAAAGCCTTAATAGATCAGATGCCTTAACGCTATCGACAGAAACGTTGTGTTGGTGTGTTACAACGCCACCAACAGAAACCTCTTTTTGATTCTTGTTCTGTTCAGTCAAAAGCTGTAACATTTCTAAGATCATTTTATAGTTCTTGAGGTTTGCCAAGTCCAATGTTCCGAGATGTGATTCATCTCCGGTTTCCATGTACTTTCTAAATCTATCTCCAAGCTGTTTCTTGGCGATAGCCAGTGCGTCCGTAAGTAGAAAAACAGCGTCGGCCTTCGCCTTAACCGCACGCTCTTCGACCTTTTTATACAAATTGGATAACTGAGTATTCTTTCTTCTATCCCACTCGTACCTCTGCTTGGCGTCTACTATTTGACCAAAGGGTATTTTACCGTTCTTAAGATGGAAGATTTCCTCTACGGAGTGGCCGTTTAGATAATGCTCGTATAAAGCCATTGACTGATCAAGAGTTAGGTGCTGCTCACGCTTCTTCTGCCATTGCTCTAGCGCCTCTTGTTCTACCTTGACTATTGCATCTTCCTTTTTAGACATTTGGCTCAGACACCACCTTAACTACAGTATTTTGACCAAGTAAAAACTTGACATACTCCGATAAGGTATTGAAATTATTGTTTTTATGGAAAGCCTCGCTATCCTTTGTTGACAATACTTTATAGGTTAAGGTTGATTTTTCAAAATCGAACATAATCTCAAACTTGTCAACCTCGGAATAAAGCATAAAAAACCAGTATTTCAAGTTTTCTACCTGAAACTCATGCAAAACCCCTGTCCTCCTAGTCATATCTCTAAGTAGGAGAATCTTTTCTTTTAAGGATGGGTCTGAAGCGTTTTCTAGATTTTTGCTATCCATGTTGAATTCCTCTCTATATATTTCTCAACTTCTTCCTTTGGTAGTAACTTCGAAAAGCTTTCATTCAGAAAGGCTACATATGCTTTCGATATCCCATCGCTTTCCCTGATCTTAATTTCTTCGTGCTTGATGCTAGTTTTTATCAAAAACCCACGCCCCTGAACCTTTTCAACCATTTTATCGACTTCTTCCTTGGTTCCATATAGAACCAGTGTTTCTACAGAATTTTCTTTTGCGTATTTATCGTCCAACTGAGAAATGTCGGTAATTTCAGTTTTAAGGATTTGCTTACAGACTTTTTTAGTCTCTACCAAGTCCCATTCTAATGTTTCTGTATTAAACACCCCAATATGCCTATTAACGTTAGCATCAGATAGTGTTTGCCAACGGGGCGCACCTATATAGTAAACGGTATTTGATACACCCTTCAAAACGGACGGTGTGTGAATATGTCCAGAAATTATATATTCTGAATTACACATCTCTTGGTTGAATCCATCTGGCGCATAAAACCCATTATCGTATTTTGCCCCGTCAAAGGATTCGTGACAGAACATTATTTTGGATTGCTGGGAGGCAGCCCCGTAGAAAGCCTTGCTTTCTCTGTGTCCGAAGTAGGGGAGAAATAACATCCCATCAATGTATTGAGGAGTATCTACTATCGTGGCAACATCTTTAAATGGCTCTAACGAATGCTCGCTAGGGTTGTGGATACCGAAGTCGTGATTACCCTTAAGGGCGATAACCTCAATCCGCAAAGACTTGAACGCGAGGAACCAGCGACGCCAAAAGTTCAAAACCGAAACGTGGATAATGGAGTGATTATGAAAGAGATCTCCAAGGATCACTATCTTTTGCGCGCCAAACGAAACTGCCGTTTCTTTGACTAAATTGAACAGATTTTCGCAATCCTCTAAATCATCAAATCTGACGTGAGGATCTCCAACAACCAAAATCTTCATTTCTTCTCCCTATCAAACAAACCAAGTGGGATAGTATCAAATTGTGGAACCTTAACGCCTACGATTTCGGAAATTGGAACAAGGATACACTCCTGTCCGTCTATTTCATACCGTTGTTTGGCCCAAGGGTGGACGAATGCATCTGACTTAAGCATTACTTGCATTCCGGCACCGTAGTTTTTCCCGTCCCCATAAACTACCTCTACAAACTGAAAAGTAGTTTTGTTCTTTATTGTTAAGAATCCGCCCTTAACAGATGATTCAATATTTTGAACGACGAGTGGTTTTGTTAAGATATGCCCATTCGTTGTATAGATAGTATATTTTTCGCTCATAAGTTAAACCCCTTCATTTTCAGTATTTTAAGCTCAAGCGGAGTTAGTGAACTATATGCCGCCTGTAAACGACTTTTTGTCTCTATGTCTTCTAGGATATAGTCTGGCTGGACGGATTCTGGAGCTACAAAGTTGGAAGAAAAGCTTTTTGCATCCGGCGTATCGTCTGTCATTGGCACGTCTAATGACAATGGACTGACTGCCGCCATGAGCCCCTGTAACTCACTTCCAGAAGCGGGGGACTCCAGTTTCGGACCTTCTAGGTTTACGTTCTCGGCCAGAGTATCAAAATTCTGATCGTCTAACTCCCTACCCTTGTTTATTTTGTTTGCGCGATAAATCTTACGTTTATCGGATGGGTAAAAATGCATCATTGTCTCTGAATAGTTTTCAATTAAATCGCCTGAAATCCTTCCGATTATAACACTTCTATAGACTGTTGTATATGGAAGTACAAACTTGTCTACGGCGTTGATAAGTCCTTCGAAAGATATTTGATTCAAGTCCATGAAATTCAAATGATTTTCTGGAGTCTTCTTCTTAAAGAGGGTCGCTCTAGATATTGCTAGTGGCATGTTTTGTAAGATGATTTCTTCTCTTATTTTCTTGATCTCTTTTGCTATCTTAAAGACATCGGAACTCTTCCCCCACTTCTCGTTCGACATAATAAAGTCAATAAACGGGTAGTTTATATTAAACGTAAACATCTTCTTTACATTCCTTGACTTAATAGCCGGGGAAATCTTTTTTGAAAAGTCTGTCTGGCGCTCTCTGAAAAACGGTCTTGCTGCTAAAATATTCTTCTTGTCGTCAAGTATGAAAGAGATGAACTTCAAGTAAGCGCGATTACCGTTCCTGTGTTTCTTAACTGCCCGCCTAAACTGCTTTTCTTTTTTAACGAGATCTTCTACAAGCTTCTTTTGCTTTTGTGTAAACTCGTTCTTTTCTGTGTTTCTTGTAGAGGAGTAATTAGACAGCATCCCCTCTAACGATTTTCTAAACTTTATAAAATGTGGGTCGTATGTGAAACTCATGTTTTAAACTCCGCTATCAACAACAAATACATTAGAGTGAACTTGCTTAAACAGGCTCTTTCTTGATAGTGCCCATTTATGTAACAAATCGTGATTAACTACATCGAAATCAATAAAAACAAACTCTTTCTTCCCCGGTACTTTTCTCGTGCCTCTGCCAATTAATTGCAAGAATTTAACATCAGACTGACCGCCCTGTAGGTTTATGATTACATCTACTGGCCTAGTGTCAGTCCCCATTCCAATAGCGGTAGTTCCAACAAGGCAGTTCAGCTTGCCATCATTGAATTTGTCCACCATGTCTGTGGATTTAGCGTAATACATCTTATCTATCTTAGATTTCTGCTCTTTGGTTAGACTACCGTAGGCAAATCCGGGTCTTTCCGACAGGTGATTAACAAGTAGCGAGAACTGGTCTACTTGATCAATCATTATCATAACTTTCTTACCAGATGCTAGGTATCTGTTGGCTATCTTAGCCGCGTACTCGTGGAGTGCTTTGTTTTCGTAAACTCCTGTACGCAAGTTCTGTAACGGATCATTGCCGAAGACCATGCCCTCGGGGACTCTAACTGGAATAATGTAAAATGTGGGCTCGGCTAAAAACCCCTCCTTGATCCCTTTTTCAATAGGGAAGTCATAAACAACATCTCCAATAATACCCTCCAGAAGAAGGTCTGCCCCGTCATTCCTAAACTGGGTGGCTGAGAGGAAGAACCTGTATGGGGAATCTCTAAAAACCCCTGTCATTACTACTTCTTGTGTTTCAGTAGCGACCATATGACTTTCATCAACTATGGCTACTTGGGTCTTACTTAAGACCTCCCACTCTTCAGTCCCCTTCTCTACGTTGATTAGGCTTTTATCTATGGCTATGGTAATTAACTTGTTTATCTCTTTCTTACCAGAACCAAAAAGACCTACATATTTCTTACCTAAATACTCTAAGAAGGTTTCGTAAAGCTGAGAAGCTATGGATGCAGAGGGGCACATTACTACGGTTTTAAGACCAAACTCTTTAGCAATAGAAAGGAGGATGAGGCTCTTACCACCGCCCGTACAGACGGATATAGCACCGTGGCGAGCTTTTATAAGAGCATCTACGGCTTCCTGTTGATAATACCGTAACTGTGGAGGATCTTTCTTAAACGGTAGATTCTCTGGTTCTGGATACTCAGTATTGTCTATGTATTTAATTGAGTTTTCAGAGAAAAAGCTTTCTACCTTCTTAAGTAATCCAGAGAACGTATAAATATTCCCTTTTCTGTCTCTCTTAAGGAGAGATACCTTTTGAGCTTTTTTAAGTCTCTCTAAGTATTCTAAGAAATCCTCTCTATCCATCCTTCTAGCCAGATTCTTGTTATGTCTAGCTTTATTATAGAGGAATACCGCTTTCTTATCCGTATAAGACAAGAACTTTTCTAGATCTTTTTCCTGCTCTACAGGAACTCCCTCTAGTTTTATAAAGGATGGAACTATTTTGGTAATCTTAATCATAGGAGAGTTTTGAACAGAATCTTGTATACTCTTCTGTTAGGGTATACATACTGGTCTTAAATCTGTTTTCTAGGGAGAATGTCCCCATAACCTCTTTTACGTTACATCCACTCTTCTTTAACCTATCTAGTAAGTCATTAGCTCTATCTCTAAGCTTTTCAATGTCTTCTAGGGAGTGAATTCTGTTTGAGTCTTTAATGAAGTTTTGTAATTCAAACGGATGGCAGTAAAAGATTAAGTCATATCTCAATCCATCAAACAGTATCTTTTGGATATAGTCTGGATTGTCATACAAATCCTTAGATACATAAATTGCAGAATTCTGAACCGAGCTATCACTAATAATGTAGGTTGCTGGATCTGTACCTGTAACCATTGTCTTTTCTAATTTCTTCTGCCTTGCCGCTATCTGTAACTGATCTTCATCTGATAATTCTACTTTATCTTTGTAATTTGTTCTCTTCTCTGCAATGTACAATCTAGCTTGTTCTACCAGTAATTCAGAGTTTGCTGCATTTTCCTTCAAATGAGAAAACATCTTACTGGCTATTGTAGTTTTTCCAGAGTTTGGTAATCCGATAAATCCAATGAGCATTATTGTCTCCTAAATTCCCAGCATTATACACCTTAAATGATGACAAGTAAAGATCATACATAACACAGATCCATGAGATCGCTACAGAGAAAAGCCTCTGTAGCTACAGAGATTGTAGTATCTCTATGAGCACTTTCCGAAAAAGACCTTGCAACCAAGAGATTGGCGTGCTATATTTAGCAATATGTCCGAAGTCTACAGTTTTGTTAAACAACTTGATCCAAATGAAGACTATTACCTCAAGGGTAAGAAAGTCGGAAAAAGGTTTAAACAGAACGCTCATATTCTCTTAATACATATTCACTCTCTTTGTCAGAGAGAGAATGGGGTATGTAATGCAACCAGCGAGTATTTTTGCAAGATAATGGGCAAACAAAGGCGTCAGGTGACGTATTACTTGCAGTATTTGAGAGAAACCGGACAAATACACGTTCACACATCTGCTGCAAAAAGAGAAATCAATAGATTTGGTGGAGTTAAGTTTTACAAGAAAAGACTTATCCAGTCGTATCACGACCATAAGCCGGATCACTATGATACCGTAAACGAGCTTTTCTTTAAAGCCCCTGAGAAGATAAAGACCTTCGCTAAAAAGATGGAGTTTGCTGTTAAAACCCACAAGGTTTTGGTTGATTACAAAGGGAGAATACTACCTCCTGAAAGGGTTGGCTATGAAACTCCAGAATTCTTCAAGGAGAAGCTAGATAGGCTATTCCCAGATCAAAAAGGAAATGCTATAATTCAAGAACAGGTAAAGATAGAGCCCAAGGTTGAGCTTAAGGAAAGCGTGAGTATTGAAGACCTTGACTCAGATCCAGATTTTATCATGTTTAAGAAAAACAGGGTTGTCAAAGAGCCAGATGAAATCATTGACGAACCAGATCCGGGTAATGAACTTAGGGATTTAAGAGAACGCCTCCGTAAGAAGCGTGAAGAGGAGAGCGAAAAGTTTTGGCAGGAATTGGACAAAGAAGAAGAGGAAAAACACGAGCCCCTCAACTTCTCTATTAAATTAAACCTAAAAATACCGTATAGAAAATAATTATGAACTCTTACAAAAAGGCGAAATCGGCAGCGAAGATAATAATTCACGATCCAAAAGAACTTAAGGAAAAGACCTTATCTACTTTGAAGGTAATTTCAGATGTCGTTGGGTCAACGCTAGGGCCTTCTGGCAGACCAGTTCTTATTGAGCGTCAAGAATATGGATTGCCAAACATTCTAACAAAAGACGGCGTTACCGTCTTTAGGTCTTTAGGGTTTGAAGACCCGGTTTCTCACGCTATCATGGAGTCTGCCAGAGATGCTTCTACTAAAACCGTGGCAAAGGCCGGTGACGGAACGACTACAGCGACAGTCCTTTCTTATGCATTCGTTAAGAACCTGATGAATCTATGCGAAAGCGACAAAAGAATCACCCCTCAGAAGGTTACGCGAGAGCTTGAGAAAATATTCAAGGAACAGCTTGAGCCAGAAATCTTAAAGTGCTCAAAAACTAAAATAACGGAGCAAGATGCATACAGTGTAGCAAAGGTATCCGCCAACGGAGATACAGACCTTGCAGACGCAGTAATGAAATGTTTTGATATCGTAGGAAACGACGGCGCAATCGTTGTTACGGAAAGATCTGGCCGTTCAGAGTATGCTGTCGAGCATATAGAGGGATACTCCGTAGAAACTGGCTATGAAGAGTCTTGCAAAAAGTTCTTAAATCTTTTCATTAACGATAGAGCGAATAACAGGGTTTCATTAGAAGACCCAGTATTTGTCCTATACAGTATGCCATTAACCGACCTTGGTTCGGTACAGCTATTAATGGAGAAAATAGGAACCGCTTGGGAGCGCCCGCAAGAGGTGGGATTAAGCAAGCCCTTTTCTCACAATGTTGTAGTTGTAGCACCAGACTTCTCCGAGTCAGTTCTTTCAGTATTCGGAACAAACACAGCAACGCCAGAAGCGTTAAACGTTGTTCCCATGATCTGTCCAAGAACAGGAATCCAGAATTCTGAGCAGCATTTTCTTGAAGACCTTGCTGCCGTAACTGGAGCAAAGATATTTGACCCAATTACTGCACCACTCAACAATGGTGAACTATCGGACTTGGGGTATGGAATCAAAAAGATCGAAATGGGAAGATTCAAGACTGTAATACACGGTCTTTGTGAACCAGAAATTGTAAAATATAGAGCAGAACAACTCAAGCAGGCGCTATCAGAAGCCGCTAGCTCATACGATGCTCACTTCCTAGAAGATAGAATAGCAAGACTTAATGGCGGAATCGCAAAGCTAGTAGTGGTAGGTTCAAGTTCTGGAGAATTACGAGAAAAGAAAGACAGAGCAGAGGATGCGATTGCGGCAGTAAGAGGAGCTATCAAGCAGGGGTGTTTGCCGGGCGGTGGTAATATTCTGGCGCATCTAAGCAAGATGGGTTCTGGAACTGTATTTGAAGCCGTTGTTAAACCGTCGCTTCTGTATCCAATCCAGAAACTACTTGAGAACTGCGGACTTAACGCCCAAGAAGTAGAAGAAAAGATTAAAGAAATTGTAGAAAACTCTGGTCCCAACGGCAAGTCATTTGATGGGTTTACGCAGACTTTTGTTGACCCCTACGTCAGTGGGTTGCTAGACTCGACCCCAGCCGTACTTGAAGCACTAAGAAACTCTATCTCCATTTCGGCAGTCCTCGGTACTGTCGGAGGTGTAGTAGTATTTGAAAGAGATAGCGCCCTAGAGCGTCAAGAAGCCGTAGACTCTGCTCACTACATGAAAAGCACCGGACTAGAAAATGCCTAATTACACATTTAAATGCATAGATGAAGAGTGCGGTTTTGAATATTCCGCTTTTTGTTCATATTCGGATTCTCAAAAACCTCAGTCTTGTCCTAATTGCGATGGAGCCGCCCGGAAGGTATTAGGGGCGGGGCAGGCTATACACGTCAAAGACGTTATAGATAACGGACTCGTAACGAAACGAATTGAACAACCATCGAATATAAGAGAAATGCTGGAAGATAGAAATGATAGCCTTAAAAAAGATTAGTCTAAAGAACTTCAGAAGCTTCTTAGACAAGCAAGAAATCCCTCTAGACAAGGGTTTTTACTGTTTAAAGGGAGCTTCTGGAGCCGGGAAAACCTCTATTCTTCTAGCAATAGCCTATACACTTGGCCTGAATAAAATACCGGGCACGCAACTTCAGAGTATTTTCACCGACGCGCCGCTACAAACAGAATTAGAACTTGAGATAGATGGCCACCCGATAGTTTTGGCTAGAGGTGGTGAGACTTATTACATCCAAGATGGGAAAAAAGTAGAAGGCGCTACCCCACTTAACGTAAAAATAAGAGAAATATTCAAAAACTTAGAGTCTGTAGACCTGCTATCTTTCAGAAACCAGCGAGTAGATGGGCGATTTCTTAGTTTGGATGATTCCGACAAAAAATCCTTCTTGTCTACCGTACTTGGATTGACTGAGTTAGAAGATTTTATTGGATTTCAGAAAACGTCCTTGGACGAAGTTGATTCAAACCTGTCAAATCTACAAAACAGGAAGTCGGCAATTCAAGAGGCGATATCTTCCGTAAAAATCGAAGACGAAGCGGTGATAGCTGACCAGATTTCTGTATTCAAAAAATGCATTGAAGACATTCAGGTTAAAAAAGAGGGATTTTTAGCTTCCCTAAAGGAACTTCAGGCCAAGCACGAGTCGTTAAAACAGGTAAAGTTTGATAAAGAAAAGGAAGTCATTCAAGCAAATTCTGAAAAACTTCTGAAAATAAAGGAGTACGAGTCCGTTATAAGAGAACTGGTTGCTCAGAAAGAGGCGAAACAGAAGGATTTGGTTGCGTACCAGAAGGAACTTTCAAGAAAAAAACAGGAATTATTTACACTTGAAAAGACTCTTATTCAAAATGCGGCAGAGATAGAGTCAATTAGGTTTAACAAATGTTATACCTGCAACCAACCTTGGGAAGATAGTCAGAAAGAAATCCCAAAGTTACAAACGCTCAATATTGAGCTACAGCAAAAGATAGCTACCACCGAGCTTTATATAGTTAGTTATTCCGAAGAGCCGTTTATACAATCGCTAAAGGCTATTGATGAAAAAATTAACACAGCCAAAGATGCAGTTGTCAATATAGAACTAACCAAGGACTTTAAAGACCTGTCTCTAGGTGCCGCACTGGTGGAGTGCATGGAAGAAACTAAGAGAATAAATCACGAGTTAGCCGTTCTTGGAAAGATAGAGATGGCTACCGTCAAAGAGCTATCTTTCTTTCATGGCAAAATACAGGCAAATAATGAAAACAAGAAGCTTATAAGCTCACTTAACGATAAGATGTCGGAACTGCAACAAAAGATAGATGCGGTCGAGAAGGAAAGAAGGTTTCTTGAGTTAAGTATAAAAACAAATAAAGAGTTTTTGTCAAAAATCTTCGATGAAATACTTCTAGAAATCAGCGAAGACATAAACAAGAACATCTCGCTAGTCCCAAACGTTAAAGACGTGTCCTTTAGCTTTACTAGTTCTGTTGTATCAAAGAATGGTAATGTCAAAAACAGGATAGAAACAAACGTACTAAAAAACGGTAGAAAGATACAACTAGGTTGCCTATCTGGTGGACAAAAATCATCTATCGAACTTCTTGTTGATGCCAGCGTCTACGGTGTTATAAGTCGCCGCACAGGTCTTGATCTCAACTGGCTGATACTTGACGAACCATTTGAGGGGCTGCACACAGACGATAAAGAAGCCTGCTTGGAAATCCTCCGTCGCCTTCATGGTGGGAAAACCGTATTAGTTGTAGATCATTCAACGGAAACAAAAGAGAATTTTGACAGATTTATTGAAGTTTCAACGAACGAAAACGGAGTTTCTGTTATCAATTATGAATAAAAAAGACCTAGAAATCATAAGGGGGATGGCTATCACAATCCTTAATTCAATAAGCGATAACGAGAACTTAGAAGGTCGCGGTAAAGAATTATCTCTTGAAGATAAGGTCGTTATAAGCTATTATAAGTCTGTATTGAATTTTCTCAACTCACGAGGTCTTTTAAAGCCCGAAGCATTGTCGGAGCAACTATTAAAAGAAATAGTTACATGATGTACGAAAAATACTTTAGGCTTAAGAATATCGTTTATTCAATAAAAACAAAGGATAAGGACTTCCCGTTGTTTTACTTTGACAAGGCTAACTCAAAATACATCTTAAAGTGCTTTGAAAGCAGGCAGGATGCCGACTTGTTTGCAAACGAAATAAACAAGAAATCAAATCAAGATGTAGGTCAAGAAATCCAGACAGATTCCTTTACAACGGAAAGCATATTAGAGTTTGCCTTTAACATGGCTCCGAAAACAAATTCCCCGGTCATAGTGGAGGTATATAATGCAAAAAACTCTACGATTGACGCGGGGCCGTTGATTCTGTATAATTCGAAGTCATTTGTAAACTAAAGGAGATAAAAATGGATGACGCACGTTTTGCGAAGAAAATGCTGGAAATTCCCGAAGAGTGGAGAGATGAAACCGACACTCTCGATGTTCCAAAGCTAAAGGAAAGGATTGCCGAAGAGGCAAAGAAAAGAGAAGATAACGACGTTCTGTGGTCGCAAGATCCAGACGTTAATAGCTTGGCGGAACAGCTTAAGGAAGCCGAAGCTGGTTACAAAGAAGCCCGCGACCGCTGTAACCTAAAGATAAAATATGCACTTAAGGTTCTAGCCTCAAAAAGCGAATGATAATCGTCAGTCTTGACATAAGTACCCAAACTGGTTTTGCCATTTTTGATGGGCAGAAATATGTCAAGTCTGGAACTATTTTTTTAGACGGACCAACAACTTCTGAGATAAAATCAAAGCCATACCCCCTCTCCTATGTAGAGAGAAGTCGTGCGGTAGCCGACGTTATAGTAGACTTAGTTTCCCAAGCAAATCCTGATATTGTGGTTATAGAGGAAACAAACAAGGCGAAGGCGCGGTATACTCAGAAGTTGTTGGAATTTATTCATCTACAGGTTTTGCAAAGATTGTATAGTTTGTTGCCGAATTGCAAGGTCGTTTACTTGAACACATCTTCTTGGAGAAAGACTCTAAACATAAAGGTTTCAAAAGAAGATAGAAAGAATAACGCCAAGGTCAATGAAGCCAAACGCAAGAAGCAATCTAAAAAAGAACTTGGTTTAAAGGGGAAGATTACAACAAAGCACTTATCAGTAAGATTTGTCAATCAAACCCTTGGGTTAAACCTTAAAATGAAAGATAATAACGAGGCAGATGCTCTCGCGCTAGCTTTGGCGTACCTAATGGGAGCATCCTTAGTCTCTGGAGTTTAATTTTGACACCTTCAAATAAGTTGCTTAGTGATTTAGTTAGTTTTAGAACATATTCAAAGTATATAAAGCCCCTTCAAAGAAGAGAAATCTTTGAGGAAACTATAAACAGAGATATGCAGATGCACTTAGAGAGATTCCCGAAGCTCTCTAAGCAGATTATCAAGGCGTTTAAAAAGGTGCATAACTTTGAAGTTATGCCATCGATGAGAACACTTCAATTCGCTGGAGCGCCAATTATCAAGAATAACGCTCGCGGGTTTAACTGTTCATTTACGCACATCGACACCCCAAGAAAGTTTTCAGAAATACTTTTCCTTCTATTATCTGGTACTGGAGTTGGATACTCTCTGCAAAAAAGACATATATCCAACTTGCCGTCCGTTAGAAAACCAACCGAAGAGGGGGTATTTGTAATACAAGACTCTATTCAGGGGTGGGCTCAAGCAATCCATGTTTTAATGGATGCGTATTTTCACGGCGCTGTAAGACCGATATTTGATTTTTCAAACATTAGACCAAAGGGCGCTGAACTTGTAACCACCGGATCTAAAGCACCGGGACCAGAACCACTAAAGTCCATGCTTGCTCAAGTTGAGACTTTTCTCCAAAAATCAATAGGTCGTCAACTAAAAAGCATTGAAGTTCACGATATTATTTGTCTAATATCTGACTGCGTATTGGCTGGAGGAATTAGAAGATCTTCTCTTATCGCTCTCTTTGATAGAACCGACAAGGATATGCTTACCGCAAAGAGTGGAAAGTGGTATGAAAAATACCCTTGGCGCGGTAGAGCAAACAACAGTGCTGTTTTACCAAGAAACGAAGTCACCTTCGAAGAATTCAAGACGATTTTTGAGGCTTGCAAGAATTCTGGCTCTGGTGAGCCGGGGTTCTTCTGGACGAATGATCCAGATATGGGAACCAATCCATGTGTAGAAATAGGCATGGTTTCAGATCAATTCTGTAATCTAAGTATCGTAAATCAGACTGGAATTCAGACAAAAGAAGAGTTTATGTCCAGAGTGTACTCTGCTGCACTACTAGGAACCCTACAGGCATCCTATACAGATTTCCCGTATCTATCTGAAAACTGGAAAAAGCAAACGGAGAAGGAAGCCCTACTAGGGGTTTCGTTCACTGGAATCGCTGACTCCAATAACGTAGTTACAGCCGACTGGTTAAGACAGGGGGCTAAACTAGTTCTAGAGGTTAATGAGGAATACGCTAAGAAAATCGGAATTAATTTAGCTGCCAGAGCAACATGCGTTAAGCCAGAAGGAACAAGCTCGTGCGTACTTGGTTCAAGCTCTGGTATTCATAATAGAAAGAGCAGACACTATCTAAGAAGGGTCCAGATAAACAAAGACGATCCTCTTTACCTATATCTATTATTCACAATACCGGATCTAATCGAGGATGCTGTTGGCGTGCCCAATACGGCTGTTGTTACGATCCCACAGGAATCTCCAGAGGGTGCTCCAACAGATGACGACTCAACGGCCCTTGATTTATTCAATAGAGTTATAAAGTATAATAAGAACTGGGTAAGGCCGGGACACAGATCTGGAGCTAATACTCATAACGTTTCTTGCACAATTAACGTGCGAGAGAACGAGTGGGATGAATTACTAACGGCAATGTGGAAGGAACGTGAGCACTATACGGGAATAAGCTTATTCCCATTCGATAATGGAATCTATGAGCAAGCGCCTTTCGAATCATGCACCAAAGAAGTTTTTGATAAATACTACGCAATGGTCAAGGACATTGACTTGACACAGGTTAAAGAATTTGATAATAACACGAAGTTAATCGAATCAGTTGCCTGTGCGGGCGGCTCATGTGACGTATCATTCCTATAATATGCCTAAACTAACCGAAGACGATTTGTTTGAATCAGCATTTTCATCTGCAAGGGATGACTCTCAAGAGCCGTCCCTTGCCCACGGCGGTTCATATCCTTCACTAGAGGAAATGAAGCAGCGCGCCGAACAGGAGCGCCGTAGGATGCTAGAGAGAGCACCAATAGTACCTATGGTTGCACCATCCGTGAATCAAGAGCTTGCAGAAAGCGCCGATGAGGTGTTAGAATCCATCGAGGAAGAAGAAAAAGATAACGAAAAATTATCGGAAGTAGAGTTTAGGCTAGAGAAGGCCAATTGCTACAAGGCGCTTCTACAGAATTCTCTTTTTGATTCGGCAACAAAGGTTGCCGAAGAGGTAGAAAACGAAGTTAGGTCTTTCATTAAGCAAAGACTCCGAATTCTAATGGGAATTGAGCATGAGCAGCTTGCTACCGATTCCTTCTCAAAGGAAGAGTTAATGGCTCTTAAGCATCTAGCATCTAGAGTTATGAACAAAAACCCAGCAATGGCGCAGCCAAAGGTAGAAAAACCAGCTCCACCGGAACCACCAAAGGTTAATAGAACAAAGTTAGCACAAGACAAAACACCAAGGGTGGCTACGACCGTAGAGGTTTCTGGAAGTACAGTACCAGAAAAGGTAAAGCCACCTAGAAAAAGAAAAGAAATAGAAGTAACCCTCCCAAATGGTCAAGTCGTAAAAACGGCAGCAGACCAGCAGCAGGATGGAGTCAAGAAAAGATCTCTACAGGAGATAGCAGACGCAGCAGCAAGCAGAGCTATGGCACAGGTACAATCAGCATCCCAAGATTCAGCAATAACGCAAATGTTAACAACGGTTAAATAAAAATGAGTACAGACAAAAAACCAACGACTTTCAATGAAAGAGTAGGACAAGTAGAGTCAGATGTTAGGCGTAGTACGGACAGAGTACAGGTTCTTGAACAGGTTCTTGAGACATTAGTTGAGAATCTGAGAAGTGCCCTGTCTATCCAGAAAGAAGTAATAGATAATCTCGTGGAAGAACTTTCCGTTAAGCTGGATACGGACTCATACAAACTAAAAGAGTCCCTACACAGTAGACTTGAAGCACTCAAGCAAGCAAAGCTAGAGGAAATAGCAAAGCAAGAGGCTTATCAGGTTGAGGGGCTCGTTAAGAGCGGCCTTTTGACTCCAGCCGAAGAAGTTGATACAGATTGTGTCGTGGTCGCAAGACCAGAGAAGGAAGGCAAAGTCCTTGGTGCCGGTAGAGTAACCCTAGAGGTTATGAGTCTACCGCCAGTATTGGTAGATCAGTTTGTAGCCAAAAAGGTTGGCTCAACTGTAGATTTGCCAGACGGAGGCACCGTTGTAATTACGGAAATCTATAAGAAGGTTTCCTCTCCAGAGGCACAGCCACAAGAGGGTTAAAAAATGACTTCTAAAACGGCAGATTTACAGCTATTTTCAAAACTATTCACAGATGCTTCAGAGGTTTTTGGCAATGACCCAAAGGAGCTTCAGTGGAATGACTTTCAAAAGTTCGCAAAGGACAGCAATATCTCTTTTGATTACCGTCAAATGATTAAGCAGCTTGGCGGATTTGCGAACGTAAAGACTGTTTTGTTTGGCCCCGCCGTTTATGCAGAGGCGCTAAAGGTTAAAGCCGCCGCCAAAAAGATCAAAAAACAAACTACAGACCAAAAAATTGCAGAAATAATTTCTGACAAATTAACCTCAACTGTTGATTCTGTTTTTGGCGGCGGCACCTATTCACTACCAAAGCTTCCTAAGAGAGAGAAGTTCTTGGAGCGTCACCAGCACCTTATGATTTCCGATACTCACTTTGGATCTGACCTAGATCCAGATACGGGCATTAGAAAGTATGGCGCAGAAGAAGAAAGCAGATCGATGGCCAGAATTGTAACTGGCACGCTAGACTTCAAGACAAATTACAGAAAAAATACCAAGCTCTACGTCAACATTCTTGGAGATATTATTCAAGGGAAAATACATGACGTAGAGTCAAGTGCCAAGGCGGCGGTACAAATGTGTAGAGCCATATACGTCCTTGGGCGCTCGCTACATATCCTAGCTTCTGAATTTCCAGAAATAGAGGTAAATTGCGCTACGGGAAACCATGATAGAATCCCGTATACGCATCCAGATAGGGCTACGTCAGATAAGTACAACTCTTATTCAACTGTAATCTACTATGCTGTTAAACAGCAGCTTAGACATATCCCTAACATCAAGTTTAACATAACCAAGGCCCCGTTTTACTCATATACATCGTTTAACGAGGGGTATTGGTGTACACATGGCGATAACCAGATAAAGGTTCCGAACCCAATGGGCGTCATAAATGTCTCAAACCTAGAGAATGAGATAAACAAGATAAATGCAAGAAAAAACGTAGAAAAATACTCTGTATTCATGGTTGGTCACATTCATACAGCAATGAAGATTGCCATGAAAAATGGTACAACTTTGATTACAAACCCTCCGCTAATTCCGACAGATGGATATGCTCTGTCCTTGAATATCGACCCCGACGCTCCAACGGGGCAGCAGCTTTTTGAAAGCGTAGAGGGATATCCATGCGGAGACTTAAGAACTTTGTGGGTTACAGAAGAAGATCGGAAAAACCAATCTTTAGATAAGATAATTGAACCCTTTAAAAGTTTATGAGCCCCACAACGTTTTCTTTAGCAAACCAAAGCCGAGATAAAGTTTCACTAGAACGACTTAAGAATAAGGCTGAAATATCTCTTGCCAAAAACAGAAAATTGCAAGAGCAGTTTAACCTTGTTTATCAAACTCTAGTTCAAAACTTTAAAAACCTTAAAAAAGAAAAGATCATAAAAATTGACATTTACCAAAATCTGTTGTTTAATATAGACAAGATTTTAAAACTCTTGATTGACTATAAAAAAGAGGAGCTTGAATTGGTCAAGCAAATCAAGGAACTGTCAAACAAGATAAATTTGATGGTGGAGATAAAGATAGAGCCTTCACCAAAAAAGAAAACAACGGCTACGGTATATGAACTTTTTAAAGGAAAAGATAGAAAACGACAGTGACTTCATAAATCTTAAAAGGTTCGATTTTAGCCTCAAGAAACTTTTAGAGAGACACCCGAACGGAGTCTCTGATAGACTCATCTCACAGGCATTATCCATTGGCGAAGCTGAAATAACACAGCGTTATCAACAAATACTACTTAAGCTTAAAAAGCAACTATCGAATGACGAATAAATGTTACCATATACAAAACCAGCAGATATTGTCGTTAAAAACGGCAATATAATCTCAGAAGAGGAATTCAACTCTTCTGGATACAGAGTAAAAATCCATGTGTTTGATGGGTGTTCGCAACAAGGAAGCAAGCTTTCTTGCAAGACTGTTTGCGGACTTGATGTAAATCAAGAAAATCCCCCACCAAAATGCATTCCAGCGTATGTAATTAACGTGGATTCTCCGCACTTTGCTTTACAGCAAGGTGACTCTGAAAAAATCTGTTCGCGCTGTCTGGCCACCGTATAATAACATTTACTCGCACAACAACTATGAAAAAGACCAACTTTGTTTCTCCGCACGTCCATGTTCAATCATTGGACAGCGCATCTACTCCAGAAGATTTCTTAAAGAGGGAATTAGAGCTAGGAACTGGCTCAATGGTCTGCACAGATCATGGATTCTTAGGGGCTTGTAGAGAGGTCTACTCTCTCGCCAAAAAGAATAACCTCGTACCGATTTTGGGTATTGAGGCATACCACCGTGACGATGATTGCCAAATAATCAAGTCCAGTGGCATTGAAAAGGTATCTGAGTATTATAAGTACGGACACCTCCTTATCCACGCCAGAGATCAGGCTGCATACGAAGCGTTAATTAAGAAAGTCTCAGACAGAGATTTGACCGCCGAGCAGCATGGTTCAGAGCGCAAGCCTATTTTCTCATGGAACGACTTAGAAGAGTTAAGTCACCACAACTGCACTTTTTCCTCTGGATGCTTGGTTGGAATCGTGTCGCGCCATCTTATGGCCGACAGACCAGACCTAGCGGTTAAATACTACGAAAAGATTAGAGGTATCGCCGGTAAGGACAAATTCATTGTCGAGCTTTTTCCTCATAAGTGCGACAAAAACTGGGTATCTGGCGTATTCATCACACTAAAGAACGGCAAGCAACTTAAGTATTACCTTGGCAAGAAGGTCAAAACAGAAAGATTTGATGAAATCAAGGTTGTAGACCTTGCCAAAGAGTTTCTTAAGAACAAAATCGTAGACAAAATCATCGCCGTTAAAAACGGTAGCACATGGGAGCAGCTAGAACCCAGTGAGATTTTCTCTGTAAATCTAGTTCAGGACTTCCTTCCAAACGAATGCCGCCCGTGGGCTCCAGATGGAGATGTCCAAATGGGGGCCAATCGCTTTGTTATAGAACTAGCTAAGAAATACGGGGATAAGATACTTATTTCCGACGATGCTCACTACGCAAGCTCAGACCTAAAGATCGTTCAGGACGCAAAGCTTGGTGGAATGGGTGACTCATTTAGATTCTATGGATCTTACCACAGACAGGACTCTGGAGAAGCATTCGCCCTCCTAAACAAAGAGCTTGGTATCTCGGAGAAAGAATTCGACGAATATGTAAATAACAGTATTGAATGGAGAGATTCTTTCAAGAACTTCAAGCTTGACCAAAAGGTATCTCTACCTAAGTCATTTTATCCAGAAAAAACTCTAGAGCATTTCTGGAGTTTGGTAAATAAACACGGTAGGTACAACGACTCTCCGGTATATAAAGAGAGAATCGAAAAAGAGCTTGAGCTAATCCACAAAAATGGCGTAATAGATCTACTCCCTTACTTCTTCCTCGCGGAAGACAGTTGTGAGGCTTATTCTAAGGCCGGTAGATTAAATGGACCGGGCAGAGGTTCTGCCTCGGGTCTATTGATAAACTATTACCTTAACGTTACTCACATTGACCCAATTAAGCACGATCTATCTCTTGACAGATTCTTGACGCACGACCGTATTGCATCTGGAAGACTACCAGATATTGATATGGACTTCTCGGATAGAGATGTTGCCATTGGTTTCATTAAAGAAAAATTCGGCAACAACGTAGCTCAGATTTCCACAAGAAATCTCTTGAGATTAAAGTCCGCACTAAAGGACGTTTCAAGATTTACTTGGGGGCATATCACTCCAGAAATAGAAGCATTGTGTGAAACTATCCCATCTACCCCACAGGGGGTTGAAGACCTAAGATTCCTTTTTGGATATACAGACGATTCTGGTGAAGAAGTGAAGGGGTATTTCTATCAGAACGAAGGTCTACAGAGATTCGCAAAGGAATGTCCACAACAATGGAGCATTGTTCTTAAAATCCTAAAGGTTACAAGATCTCTGGGCAGACACGCTTCGGCCATTGTTGTTGCCGACAAGCCCATTGACTCATTCATTCCGCTTATAACAATTTCTGGAGAAAGAGCTACACAGTATACTGCTGGGTCTTGCGAAGATGCTGGCGCGGTTAAAATGGACTACCTTACTGTAAATGCCCTAAAGGATATTGAGCAAACTTTAGAGATCCTAAGAGAACAAAATAAGATAGATCCAAGCATAAAGGAATATACTCTTAACGGCAAAAAGGTTCCGGCTCACCGTGTTCTCAAGCACGATGGTAAGTTCTATGATATTTGGGACTTGCCTGACTTGCCAGAGGTTTATGAGCAAATCATAAACATGGACGTTGAAACCGTTTTTCAGCTAGGTACTTCAAGTGCCAGAAAGGGACTCAAGAGTTTTCAGGGCAAGAAAGCTGACGGGACCGATCTAATTAGCAATAAGGAAGACGGCGCGCTGTTTATTGCCCTTAACAGACCGGGGCCACTTGATGCCGTAGTTTCTGATGAAAACGCATCTAGAAACATGCTTCAAGAATACGCCGCAAGAGCTAGAGGCGGAAAGCCAATTGGGGAGATTCAATATCTAAGCAGCGAGCTTGCCCAAACCTTCGGCGTTATCGTGTATCAAGAGCACTTAACAAAGATTTATAAAAAACTAAGTGGGTGTACGGGTATAGAAGCCGAAGCCTTTAGATCTGACATTGGTAAGAAAAAGCTAGACAAGGTAGAGGCCAGAAAGCCACAATTCATTGAAAACGCCACAAAACTAATCGGCAAGGAAGTCGCTGAAGAGGTTTGGGATCAGATTGTTACATTCGGTCAATACGGGTTTAACAAGTCTCACGCGATTAGCTACTTCTATCTATCGTATGCTACAGCCTTCTTAAAACATTTCTATCCATTACAGTGGTGGTGCGGCGTACTCAGAGATGCCAACAAGGAAAAGATCGAACAATTCTGGCCGTACTGCAAACAGTATATTATTCTGCCAGACATCCAGTTCTCTACAGGAAGCTTTTATATCAAGGACGATAAAATCATCGCCCCACTTTCAATCATAAAGGGGTTGGGAGAAAAGGCTCACACAGAATTAGTGGAGAACTCTCCGTATAAGAACATCGAAGACTTTACCGAGAAAATAGCAAAAACCAAGAAATCCACATACGTTAATGAGTCTGGAGAGATCAAAACCAAGAGATCTAACCTCAACAACAGTGGGGTTATCGGTAAGCTGATTGTTTCTGGAGTAATGGACTCTCTATTCCCCCACGGCTTGAACACAATAGAAAAGTTAGAGTTTTTTAACCTAAAAATGGCTGAAGCTCTAGGTAAGAAACGTCCAGAAAAGATAAATCCAAGATATGCGATAACCAATCCACTGGATATTTACCAGATCAGAAAGGACTTCCTAGCCGTATATTCCAAGTTCTTGGCTCCAGATCTGTACTTGGCAAGGGTCCACGGGGTTCAAAAGAAGACGGTTGGCGTAAAAGACTACTACATCTATTATCCAGAAGATCCGAAAGTGCTTTCTAAGATAATGGCGCAGGGGATAGAGAAAATAAAGCCAATGCCATTCCTAGACGGCAAGACGTTTCAGGAGCTAAATACGCAGGCAAGTATTGATAACGGCAAGGTATTGAGAGTAGCTGTTGCTACATTTGTCATGGATGAAAACAAGTTCTCATACAAACAAAGAGACAGACAGAAGAAAGAAACGGGACTAATGCTCAGTGCCAAGAAATACCTGCTTGATATAGACGGAGTAACTAAAGAATTTGTAAAATGGCCAGAGTATGAATCACCATACAAGTTAAAGGCACTTAGGGAGAATACGGTTGGTACGATAGCTATTGCAATTTTGTCAAAACGTAAGGAATTGACAGATTTTAATATAGACGCTATAATTCCAGTCCACTCTTCAAGGAAGAACGAATCGGAGAAAGAATGAATACCCAAATCAAAACTCAAATAAGAGAGTCGCAGGAACTAATCAAAAAACAACCAGAAGAATTTCCAAGAGAAACGAGAGGTTCATGGCTTTTGCAGCAGCAAATGGCCAAAAGAAATCTTCCGCAATTACAGAAAGAATTCTTCAAGTCGTTGGAAGAAGATCTATTTATGGTGTATGTAATTGGCAACGAAAATCCAGACCTAAATAAGTCTTTCGCCAAAGAACTTTCGGATGGCAAGAAAGCAGTAGTTGTTACAGATATTTACGCAGAGCTCGCAAGGCTCGTATTCCCAG